GTTTTTCTGAAGGAAATCGTACTAGAAAAACTAAGGCGCCTATTGCTCCTTTATTTGCAGAACACGCAGACACTGAACAGCTTGCCTATAACTTGGGTATGTTTAAGGTCGGTGATGAATTAGAGTTTACTCTAAAAATGCACGGGACTTCTCAACGTACCGGTCATCTTAAAGTTTTGACTGGTTATAAGAGAACTTTTTTTGATAAGCTTTTTAAAAGACCTGGCACACCTATTTATGATTGGGGCTATGTTTCTGGTACCCGTCGTGTAGTTCTTGATACTTTTGATGGTGGTTTCTACGGCTCAAATGAATTCAGAGAACAACATCATAATGCTTTTGTTGGAAAGCTTTGGAAGGGTGAAACTGTTTATTACGAAGTAGTTGGTTTTACTCATACTGGTGCGCCTATTATGGGTAATGGTAATAACGAAAAACTTGGTAAAGACTTTGTAAAGCAGTATGGTAAAGAAACTGTATTTAGCTACGGCTGTAATCCAACTGGTGAGTGCATTATGTGTGGTGAAGATGAACTTAGCGCTTTTAAAGTTCCAGTTGATGTTCCAATATCAGATACTTATGTTTACCGTATGACAATGACTAATGAAGATGGTGAAATTGTTGAGTATACGCCAGACTTTATAAGGTATCGTTGTGAACAAATGGGCGTTAAATGTGTTCCTGTTTTCGGTAAAGCTACAATTAGTGAAGATAGACTACATTTTGTAACACAAGACGGTTATGACCATGACTATTTAATTGGTGACGGTACTATTGGTGATATGGTAGTAAAGTGTGCTGAAGACTTTTATGCTGGACCTGACCCTGTGGGTAAGACACACACTAGAGAAGGTGTTGTTGTTCGTATTACTAATAGACCTAAATTCGCAGCAGTAAAACATAAAAACTTTGAATTTAAGGTCTTAGAAGGTATCATTTCTGAAAAGCTTACAGAATCAACCACAGAAATAGCAGAAGATGTTCTTGCGGAAATGTAATAAGAGGTTTATATGAGCAAAAATACTAATAGTACAAATGGTGGAATTGGAGTAAGTATGGTGTTATTTTTAATTTTTTTAGTTTTGAAACTTGTTGGGGTTATTAATTGGTCATGGTGGTGGGTGACTTCTCCACTTTGGATTACTACTAGTATCATAAGTTTAGTAATCGTAGTAGCATATATTTATTGTTGTATTGATGATGCTAAAGAAAGGCGCAGAATCAACAAATCAAGACGAGGTAATAAGAATGAAAAAGACTAAAGATTCACTTGGCGATCGCATGAAGGAGTTTTATGAGAATCGTTCTAAGATGTACCTCACAAGACGAACTCCTGTAATTATTCGTTTAGATGGTAAGGCTTTTCACAGCTTTACAAAAGGTTTTAAGAGACCTTACGATGAAATCTTCCATGAAGCAATGAATAACACAATGAAGTATCTTTGTGCTAATATTCAGGGTTGTAAACTTGGTTATACGCAGTCTGACGAGATTACACTTCTCTTGACTGACTATACTACTCTTACAACTGATGCTTGGTTTGGTTATGGCGTTCAGAAAATGTGCTCTATTGCAGCTTCGATGGCGACTTTAATGTTTAATAAGTATTTTAGAACTGCCGTTAATCGCCACTTTGAGGGCGCTATTGGCATGGATGACTACCACAAGACCATGTGCCTAGCTCGTGATAAAGGCGCAATGTTTGATGCCCGTTGTTTTAATATTCCAAAAGAAGAAGTAACTAACTGCTTTATTTGGAGGCAGCAAGACGCAACTCGAAATGCTATTCAAATGTTAGGTCAAACTCATTTTTCTCATAGAGAATTACAAGGTAAAAGTTGCAATGATATTCAAGACATGTTGATGTTGCAAAAAGGTATTAATTTTAACGATATGCCTATTGAATTCAAGCGTGGTGTTTGTTGCATTAAAAAAGAAGTTGAATGCACTGATAGACTTATAGGTTATAAGCATGATTGGGTAATAGATACAGAGATTCCAATTTTTACTCAGGATAGAAATTATATTGAACAATATTTACTAGAAAAAGAAATCTAAAATTAAGAGGTGTTTAAAAATGTTTATTATTAGTGGTGGAAGAGGAACTGGTAAAACTAAACTTTTACTTCAACATGCAGCTGATAAAGGCGCTACTATTGCGTGTTCAAATCCTATAGAAATGAGAGAACGTGCTCATAGCTACGGAATTGTTGGACTTAATATTATTTCTTATGAAGATGTTGCTATTTTTAAAACGGCTTATCCTGATAAGGTAGACTCTTTGTATATTCATGATATAAATAAATTTCTTGAAACTAATTTTTCGTGGATATCTGGCTACTCACTAAGCTTTAGTTGAGGTTAATTTAATGGTATATATTACAGGAGATATTCACGGTAATCCATCAGAAATTATTTACATGGCTCAGCGCTGGGGAATAACTAAAGATGATATTATAGTGCTTCTTGGTGACGTTGGAGCGAACTATTATCTTAATAAAAAAGATAATAGAACAAAAGAAGCTTTAAGTAAATATATTGATGCTACCATTCTTTGTATCCATGGTAATCACGAAGCGCGTCCTGCGATGATTGGGGGATATGAGCTTATGGATTGGAATGGTGGACAAGTATATGTTCAACCAGAGTATCCCAACCTGCTCTTCGCTCATGATGGATCCATCTTTAATTTAGAGGGCTTGAGTTGTCTAGTGCTTGGCGGAGCGTACAGTGTAGATAAGTATTATCGTCTTAAAGAAGGCTATGCCTGGTTTTTTGATGAACAACCATGTAAAGGTATTAAACTTTACGCAGAGCGCCAAATTGCGGAAGCGGGCAATAAAGTAGATGTTGTATTTTCACACACCTGTCCATTTAAATATGAGCCTATTGAGGTATTTTTACCAGGCATTGATCAATCTACTGTTGATGACAGCACTGAAAAATGGCTTGATGAAATCGAAAATAAACTTGATTATAAAGCCTGGTACTGTGGACATTGGCATATAAACAAACGTATAGATAAAATGCACTTTTTATTTAATACGGTTGAAATATTAGATGATATTAAAGATAAAGGAAATTAATAAAATGAAAAATTATGAAACAAAAGTTTATGACTACATTGATAAAAACACAGGTATACATATTGTAAAAGCTATTACTAGATACGCGGATGACCCTATTTATGCTATTGCAAAGTGTGATCCAAATGATAAATTCGACCTTGAATTAGGTAAAACTATTGCACTTAAACGTCTTAATATTAAGATTGCTAAAAAACGTCAAGCCAGTATACGCGCTTGGGCAAAATCTTGCAAGAATCATTTAGACTATCTTGAAAGCGAAAAGCGTCGTGTTAAGAAAGCTTTAGAATATGCGGAGTGTGCTGCTTTAGACCGTAAGGTAGAAATTAAAAATATTGAGACTGAACTCGCGAAATTAACTAAATAAATTAAAAATAGATTATAAATTAAAAGCTGTATATTATTTATAGATAAGCATACAGCTTTTAATTTATATTTTTATTAAATCTATTATTTGCTAAATTATTTGATATAAAAAGTTATAGGAGGTGCGGCTTTGATTACTAAGGCAATTATAAAATCAATAAATGCTACTGGTACTCGTTGTACCGTAGAAATACCTTTATTTAAGTCCGCTTCTATGACAAAACCAGTAGAAGCTACTGCTTTGATAAATATTACACCTGGTATATTTAACAATTTAAAAGTTAATGATGTCGTATTTATTGGTTTTGAAGAAAATGCGATGGAAAAGCCTATTATTTTAGGTAAGCTTTTTACTGGAGCCTCTGAGGGAAATATACGTGGTGGAGGCGGCATATTTAATAATTTGACAGTAAATAGTACCGCAAATTTACCTGCATCAACAACCTTTACGTTTCCACAAACACCGCAAAATGAATATAAAGATTTTACATCTTTAAAAAGTATTGCAGATTACATAAAGTGGTTAGAACGTTATGCTAAAGCAAATGTTGATCATATAAGCTCCGACTTTAAGTGTTTTAAAAATTGGACTCAGTGGCAGCTAAAGCCAGAAAACGTTGAAATCGACGATGGAGATTTAGACGATAATAACTCTTGGCTACATGATGAAGAATATTGTCCCTTTATGTATCAAGAAGAAAACGACTTTTGTATCATTTGCGGCGAGAATTGTTCTAAAAAGAATAATATTAGACAGTATCTTGACCCACCTGCAGATAAGAAGTATCCAAATATATAAAATAGGAGTATAGTTTATGAGATCTTACAAGTTTCCAAAAATGTTTAGGTCAAATAGTTCTCAAATTTGGCGTGCAGACGAGTACGGAAAGGCTACTAAACAGAACGTGTTATTACTGCTTCAATCTGAGCGCGGAGAACTTGAGTGTGATCCGTATTTTGGTATTTTATTAAAACACTATATGTTTAACCAAAATAGCTATGTATTAAAAGATATGTTAATTGATACACTTTATACTCAGATTGCAATATTTTTGCCTCAAATTAAAATAACTAGAAATTCAGTAGACATTATTACTGACGTACAAAAAGGTAAATTATACTGTAAATTTTCTGGCATTAACCAGATTGATTATACACACAATACTTTTAATTTATTACTATTTGATGAAGCACGTCAAATATCGTAAAACAGGAGAGTAGAAAATGCTTACTAAAAATGAAATTTCAACATTAAGTTTATCACCAACCAAAAAAGATTTCGTTCAAATTTGGAACGAACTTTTAGACGTTGCTGGCAAGTTATCAGAGCGCTGGGATCCTACATCTACTAACGAGAGTGACCCAGGTATTGTTATACTAAAAGCTTTGACTGGTATTGCTGATAAGTTAAATTATAATATTGACAAAAATACTCTAGAGGCTTTTATGCCAACAGCAGCACAAGAAGATTCTATGCGTAAACTTTGTGATATGCTTGGTTATAGCATGAAGTACTATCGTTCAGCAGAAACTAGTGTTACTGTTAAGTATTATAACTCTGATCCTTCTGATGAGGAAGTACACGTTGTATCGAATTCCACTGGTCTAGAAATACCGAAATTTACTGTTATTACTAACGCTGATAAGGATATTAGTTATTTTACCACTAATCAGATTCCTTTATATATTTCAAGTAAAGCGCCATCTGTAACAGTTAGCTGTATGGAAGGCCAAATTGTTAAATGCGAGAGCACTGTTAATAATAATGTAATTACTCTTGCTCAATTATCCGAAGGAAATAAGTTCTATTTACCTGAAACACAAATCGCTGAAAACGGTATTTTTATTTATAATGTTTCCAATGATGAGGTTACTGGTCAAATTGTTGATGGTACGCCTTGGGAAAAAGTTGATAATTTAAACGTACAAGCAAGTAATACGAGGGTCTTTAAGTTTGGTTATAACTCATATGAAGGGCGTCCTTACGTAGAGTTTCCAACAGACTGTAGTGAATTGATTAATGATGGTTTATTTATTTATTATGCTAGAACTAGTGGCGCAAATGGTAATGTATCAGTAAACACCCTTACCCAAATTGAGCTTCCTACAGGAGGTAACTGGTCAAAAGTAGCTGCAGAAAGCTTTAGTGCAACAAATATGTTCGCAGCTACCTCTGGTGTAAACTTAGAAACTATTGGTCAAGCGTATAATAATTTTAAAAAGACTATCGGTACTTTTGAAACTCTTGTTACTTGTAGAGACTATATGAATAAGATTTACAGTCTTAGTACTGATGTTGGCAAGCCTTATGTTTCTAACGTATTAGTTACTGATATTAGAAATGACCTTAATAGAGCTATTACTATTTGTAGTTGTGATGATGCTGGTATTTATTATAAGGAAATGCCGCTAACTAGTACAGTGACTAAGGAGTTTACTACTAAAAACGGAGATATTGTTAATATAGATATTGAGGAGCCAAAGATTAACCACTTTGACCTTGTGATCTATCCATTTAAGTCATACACCCAGATTCGCAGTCTTTCTACTCCAGTTCAGTCTACATATGATGCATCATTTACGTATAACCCACAAACTTTTAACAATATTGAAGTGGAACTAGAAAATACAGGCTTAAAAACTATCGCTCACAATTTCGTAAAACCGAAAGAGGGCGACATCCTAAGCATTAATAATTATTTAAGATTAAATGCTATAGTTGGCACTAATAATAAAGTTTCTGTAGAAGAAGCTCAATTAATAAAAGAAAAAATTAAAATTGCGTTAGCAAATGCTTTTAATATGCGTGAACTAGATTTTGGTGAAGAGATTCCATTTGAAAGCATCGTTGATGTCATAGAGCACGCAGACTCTAAAATTAAAGTAGTTTCTTTAAATGAGCCTGACCTATATACCACTTTTACGGTAATAGATAAGGTAATAACTGCAGACACTGTAGAAATTAAAGAGTATGCAGTAGCCTCTGATAATTGGTTAACGCTTGAGCAGGCGACGGCTTCTAAACGTTTTGAGACAGACACGCCTTCTACTGGCACTTTTGATACTAAAAAAGCTAGGGAGCTTTATAATAAGCTAGTTGTTCGTAATATCTTAGCAGGTAGGGTGCCTTTGTTTAAGTATAATACCACATTTACCTCTGATTTTAGCGAAAAACCATATCAAGTTACTAAGCCAATCAATCCTAGCAGCCTTCCTGAGGCTTGTCTAGCGTACTTTAATAGTGATATTAACAAAGATGCTCCTTATTTGCTTTGGTGTGACAAAGATACAAATGATACTTATGCTCGTAACGGCGCTCGTGGTGAGCCAACCAACCTTGATGAGATAGAAGCAAATCCTGACGCGACACGTATTTATAACTATACCTGTACAAAAACAGAGTCTCCTAAAGAAGTTATCGAAAATGGAGATGGTAGTACAGTTGTTACTCCTAAATATCCGAATAATATTATTACTTCAGAAGCTAATAGTAAAATCACTAAGATTAAATCTGAATGCTTAATAACTTCTACTGATAGTAATGATGACCATATAAAGGACGTCACCCTAAATGCTGGGGAGCAAATAAAATTTAGAGCTAAAAACTTTAGAACTACCGAAACCTATCCCGCTTATGTGAATTATCATTTACATCTTGATAGAACTAACACTCAAGAAGCTTCACCGGCTGTCGCTGATACATTATTTAATTTAATAGTTGGTCAAAGTCTTTGGGACGATTTATTTAACTACACACGCACGAATGGTGATAAAGGGGTTGTTACGACATTTTTAAAACAAGATGTCAAGAATGGTAATGTTAGCAGTGCTGCACCTACTATAGATAAGCAGCCTATTAATACAATTTTATATCAAAGCAGTTGTATTAAATTTTATTACGCTGATCCTACACTCATTAATGCCCCTAACGGTGTCGTTGGGGATATTGATGACGATACAATAATAGGGTTTGGTCTTAATCCAGACATAGACACTAAGACTGTTTTAGTTTACAGCGCTGAACAGCTTAATAACATTTTAGAATATATAAACAGTGAAATTATTGGCGCTAATACTACTTCAAACTGGGAAATTTCATATAAAATTGAATATGTTCCATTTACAAGTACTAATTTAGACTTCTGGAAAGAGTTTGTTAATGAACATATTAAATTTAATGGCAATGCTCCTGCCTCAGAGGGAGGTAATAATTTATGGCGAAAATACACAGGTAGTTCATATCCAACAGGTAAATATATTTTAGGCGGTTTAATAGATAACGGTTACAAGCTACTTTCTTTCTCAACTGAATACTTTGGAATACTTGATACGTATATTGATGCAAATAATACGTTAAATAACAGGTTACAAGGGATTTATATTGCAGAAACGTTAGGTAACGACGCTGTTGCCGCTGAAATTGCTAATGATACTGAGTATAAATTGAGAGACGGTGAATATTTATGCATTAAATATACACCTTCATCAACATCAGAAGATGGCACTACTGACGAAAACCAAGCCCCTATTACAAAAGTAATCCAAAATACTATTATACGACCTAATGGTTTTACGAGTGGCTTAAAAGATTCAACGGCATTTCAAAATGAAGGGAACTCTCCTATAGGATCTGCCGATTTCGTTATCGATGGCAATAAACGTGACATAGAACTATTCAGTCTAGGTGTAAACGAGCAAATAGAGATTAGAGAACCTTCTAGCGTAGCATTAGGTAAAGATACTTTTGCTACAGATGATGCAGTTATATACGTTTATAAGAACTTTAATGATTGTCCCGCATTGGAAACTATCCAAGCTAAAGACGTAGCCAGTGGTCAACGTAGTAGTACGTATATTTTAAAAGAGGGTGAATACTTCTTTTATACAGATAAAAATAAGTCTGAACTTGCTTACTATTCAACGGGCACCGGTATTACTCTTGAAGGCAATGTAAAAATACCTACTTGTGATATTATTGATATTTCTACTATCTTAGACTCAGGTATTTCTGAGATACCATGGAAGGCTGTCAGCGTCTCTGGTATAAATGATAAAATTATTTTCCAAGAATATCAATATAAAACACTAGGTCAAAATGATAAGTTAAACACTTTAAGAACTGTGGGTAGAGTTCCAGGTAAGTTAGATGGCTCTTGGTGTAAATGTGCCGATGTGTCTTACACGATAGCTGGTGAAACTGAACCTGACAAACTTCCACTAATCGATATCGACGACAATGAGGGTAATGGATGGGAAGCTTGTAGTTTATTAGAAATAAATGTGTCTCCTTCTGTTGCTCAAACACTACGTAATACGGATAAGGTGAAAACAAGTATAGCTTTATATGATACCGATAATAAGAAAATAAAAGTTATTGAGGCAGAGCCTAGCTTCCCGCTTTCTTTTAAAGCCAACGTTACTGGCCAGTCTAGTACGGGTGAGCTGTCGTTATCTGATATTTATCTAAATACAGATGCCAAAAGTTTTACTTTTAAAGTTACTGCAGAAGAAACTCCTTCAGTAATACAAGTTCAGGAAAATTCTATAATACCGTTGAGGGCTAGCCTCTCAAGCGGTGATGTAAAAATAACTAAAAGTGCTAGTTCTTGGAGTCAGGTGTTATTAAGAGAAATCGGAAGTAAAACAGACGATCACGGAGATATTACTTACAATGCTTTAAAGTTGTCTACTACAATACTTCCAAATACTTATGGCATATTTAGTATCTATTTAAAACAAGATACGCAATACCATACAAGCCTTAGATTACTTCCTGGGTCTGCTAATGATATAATATCACTATTTAATTCAAGTAGAGCAACTTATTCAGAGGACACTGGATTAGAGCTAACCCCAGGATTAAACTGTATTCGCATTTCAGAATCTTGTGATATTTATATTACATCAAATGCTCCTAATGGTTTACTATGCTTTGATACTCTACGATTAGTCGATGTTTCTAAAATTAATGATAATCAAAAAACTACTCATGGATTAAACTTAGAGCAATTAGGCTACTTAGCTACTTCTGATACGACAACTTGGAACGAAATTGATTCTCGTGCTCGTAAAAATCTTAAGAAAGCTCTTACTGAAGAAGCGCTACAGAAAGTTGAAGCTAGAATACAAGAACTTAATAATAAAGTCTCAGTAGCAGAAGCTTCATTAGCTGCTGATAGACCAAAAGCAGAGATTATTAAAGAGTTCTTAAAACAGGCAATTAGTGAACTCGAGGCCTTAATTAAAACTGACGATGACGATACGTCTTTTAAAACTACTGATACTTTAACTACTTTAATTACGCAGTTTGAAGCCTTAACTGAATCGCTATCTGCTGAGAAAGAACTTCAAAAAGCTTTAGATGATAATAAAGCTATCGAAGATATTACAAAGAGTCTTGCAGACCTTTTAAATAATTTTGATGATATTAGTGCATTACAACAAAGTTTAATTGATGCGCTAGCTAATTTGTATAGCGATGTATCGACTAATATGGAAAATATTGAAGAGTTGAGTCAAGAAGATATTGTCGATGACTATAATATAGCTGTCAAGGCTACTGGGTCAAGCTACCTCTCAGACGACGGGCTTAAAAATGCTTTAAAAGTAGCAAGTTTGGCAAAAATTAATTCTGAATATGACAACAAGCTTGAGTATATTGTTTCTGAGTTAATCGCTAGCCAGGAAGAGGAATTGGCTAGAAAGATTTATACATTTAAATATAGTGATATTGAAGACTTAATAGATGAGCTGACCACAGCACTATTATCAGATGACGCTTCTAGTATTGAAAACCAAATTAGTGCTATATCTACGGCGGTCAAATCTGAAACTGATATTGACTATACGTCTGTAGCTGAGTTGTTACTAGACCTTCGTGCTGAAGTAAAAACTCTTAATATATCTGCTATATTAAGTAAAGTCAATGAAGCAGCAGAGAATAGCTTATATGCTGAGCTTCTTGACCATTTACAAGAGCTGGGTGGTGCGCTCGAGTTTAGTAATAACTCACTTATAAACAAAATTGACGAAGTACTTACGTTGGTATATAGCAAAACCGATAGTAACAAAGACGATGATATCGTAGATTGTGTCGAACAGATAGAGAGAGTTATTTGGGCGGCAGCAAAAGCAAATGCACAAATAATTACAACTGAGCTCACAAAAATTACTAACTTGGCTAGTAAAGATACTATTTTAGCATTATTACGTGATAGTACTATTCTTAACCGTAACATTTTAATAGAACAGCTTGAATTAGCTATCCAAAAAAGAACAGAGTATGAAGAGACTGTAGAAAGTTTTTCTAATAATACTTTAGCGAGTAGTGACCTTCCTTTTGGTAATGAAGCAATAGTGACAGTTTGGCCTGACTATATGAAAAAAGCTATTAAAGATGAAGTTGAACCTTTATATAGTGCTATTCGTGCAATTGTTAGAGATTTATCTATATCGGCAGCAGTTATTAATACTAATGTTTTAACAGACCGACCAGTTCTTCATAAACTCGCAAATATTAAATTATTTAAAAAGCTTTATAAACAAGCTAAAGATTTAGTATATAAAAGTAACCAAGTAAGCAATAAAAAAGCAATTGTTGAAACACTGAGTAATAGCGCACTAGCTATTCCTGAGGTTCAGACTAAATTAAATGCATTTACGGAAACCAATGCTGGTGCATTAGTCATTTATAACCTAGCTACTCAGCTAAAAAGTATTGATGAAAATGACGTATTAGCTCAACAGCAAATTTTAACGGATCTAAAAGAAGAGCTTACTAAATTAATTCAATTAGATGAAAATCTGTTGAAAATTACTGCTGAAATGCTAAGCCCAAGCATTTTACTTTTAAGAGGACTGCCTGAAGGTGATTTTTATAATGAGGTTAGAAACTTTATTAATAGTGAAGACGGCATAAAAGTGCAAGTATTAGACCGCGACCTTGATGCAGCTATTGATAATATTGTATTACAGTTAAGATATCTTGTTAATACCTTAACTGACTATGCTATTAGCTATAATGGTGCGCTACTTCCAAGTAGTTACATCGCTAATTTAAGCACCTATAAGGCTGCTAAGGATAAGGTACCAGTTGCTAAACCGACTGAGTGGGACATATTTAAGATTTTATTGGATGATAACTTAAAGGCTGCTTGGAGGGTTGTGACGGAAGCAGGCGGATTTTATTGGATAGATAGTGCTGGCAGAAGAATTGGTACAACGGATGACTTAGCTGATGATTATAGATATCGTTACTATAATAAGAACTGGTATGAATTGGTTGATAACCGAGCTGAGCCTGGCTCTAAAATTGAACAAATAGTTAGTATTAATACTAGTTATGAGGACGAACAGTTAACAGAAATTGTAACTGAACTTCTTGGTGAAGACGTAGATGATGATGGACAAATAGACAATGGTATAACAGCACTAGGCGCAGGTAATATTCCTGAATCATTTAAAGAAGTTTTTATTAGAGCTAAATTAGAAGAACAGCTCTTAGCTGAAATACGTAATATAGATAAAAATAATTTATTTTACTATAATACTCCAGTAGAAGCAGACGTAGCAATTGACTTTAATGAGGGTGATAGCAAATTAAATACTTTAATGTATCCAGCTACTAACTATGATATTAATAACGTAAATAATAGTTTTGTTATTTCTAAAATTGATATTAGTTACTTAGACAGTGGAATTCAGCTAGCACGCTCTTCGCGTTTATAATGGAGGATTATTATGATTAGATTTAAGGATCAAGTCCCTACGATATACACAAGAGCATCACGAGACTTTCAGTATTTAGGTTGGTTGATAGACGTTGTGCTTAACTCAGTTAAGCACAACGTAGATAGTCTATATGATTTACCAAACAGTCAGGTAGACACCAGACTTACTGAACTACTTGCAATGACCTTAGGTTTTAAAGTAAAACGTAATTATAATCAAAAACAGTTAGCCGCCCTTGTAGCTGCGCTACCAAAAATACTAAAATATAAAGGTACTAAAACAGCTATCTCGTATGCAGGAAACGCTTTAATTGCAGCCTCTGGAGCCGTTGGTAGCTTCCAAAGTAAAATCGTAGACGGCGAATTACAAGTAACATTACCAGAAGACCTTGTAGATATTGCACTATTTAATGATTTATTGCCTTATATACTTCCTGCTGGAATGAGTAGCCGTGTTATACGTAATAATGACGTTGTAAAAGGTATTACTACGCAATTAGCTTATCGTGATAATGCTACAGCTACCATGGTTAATGACCTTACATTTGTCGAAGAAACTCAACAAACTACTGGTTTATCTACTATGTTTGACGTAGACACTGCTTCAGCTAAAAACTTTACTTTTGCTAACTTTGTTGAAGAAGATTTTGATGTAGAGGTAAATACTGGCTTGCTTGACAATAGTATTATTGCAGCTGTGGTAGAACCTTTAATGAATCCATTTCCTACAAACAGTACACCTCCTGACGAGGTTGATGCTGAGACACTAGAAACCCCAGATTAATTTTTGGTTAAATATATACTCCTTAATATGTTATATATTAAGGAGTATATGTAAATTAACCACAAGGAGAATTTATTTATATGAAAAATATTGCAAGAAATACACTTACCTATTCGGGTAAAGTAACCTTATCACAATGGGTTGGTTCAAAAAAAATTGTAGTAGGACAAACTCACAATAGTGGAGGCAAACTTTTGTTTGACTTTTTAGCGAGCTGCTTTATAGGTGATTTTGGCGGTGCATACTCAAAATTACCTCGTCAAATAGGTATCTATACAGAAAAAAATGGGTTAATTTCAAGCGGTCATAAGTTTCCGTTAATTGCAGCAGCGAAGCAGGTAGAAAGTACTGCAAAGAATAGTACTGTGCGATATAGTTTTAGTATTCCATTTGAGGTAATTAGCTCAATAAGCTCTTTTGAAAACGTATATATTGGGCTATATCCAGAGAATCCTATTAACCCTGATGCTGCTTATGCAGATTATTTAGCCAACTTCTCATTGAGGGACCTAAAAAAAAGTTCATTCTTTCTGAATTCAGCTCTTGTAGTAGATTGGGATTTACAAATAATTAATGGTGGTACCGCATATGATGAGTCCACATTAAGTGATTAATATTCAAGGAGATATTTAATTTATGTTTAATAAAATTAATAATGCTGCAACTTTAACCTTTTTGAAGAGTTCTTCTGTAAAAACTTTTCCTAGTGGACGTAGACGTAGTGAACTTATCTCAATAGACATAGACAAAGATAGGAATGGCACAGTAGACACAACAGAGAGTTATTATATTCCATTTGATCCTGAAGCTCGTTTAAATACTGAAGCCAATAGTAGAAAATACTCTAGCTTAAATGGCTATACTCAAACCTATTTAAAAGAATGGGATGAGGGGTCTGCTGCTGTAAATGGTAGAATTTTGCTTTCACTTGCAGGTTATCTTTTTGATATTGGGCTTAGTTCTCTAAAAACACCTGCGGCTTTCGGTGATGCAATAATTAGCGGTTTTAACACTAAATTACAAAGTATAATAAGCAGTGATACAGCCACTGACGCCGAGAAAACCGCAGCGCAAAGCTTATTAGATGAAATAGCTGACAAAACTAGTATTTATGCTAATATAATACTAGAAGATGTGAAATTGTACTCAAGTACTAGTAACTTACCTGATTATTATACCAGTATTTTAAGAGACCAGCCTAGTGCCGAAACAAAGCTTTCAAGCCCTTGTCTTGACTTACTGAATGTTGATCTTACCGATTCGCCTGGTCAAGACTATATAGCAGCTCTTAGCAACTATTACTTCTCTGGACTCTCTTTTTCTACTAGCCCGCTAACTACTAACGGTGATAACTATGAATGTAAAACAAGAGATCAATTCTCGCGTACTGTTCAACTTGAAAATGGAGATGGATCTACTACATCAGTAACTCAACATATAGTGTCTTTATGTATCTTAGAAAAAAGTGGTGCTAACTGGATTATTCACCAACCTGCTTATCTTCCTAGAATAGAACACGGCATAACAGAAGATTCTATTGTAATTTATGGTAATACCACACTAAAAGGGGCTGATAAAACGCTCAAAGTAGAAGGTTTCACAGACATAGATGGTGATACTACTATAAAGAGTAATCTTAAGGTAGAGGATAATATTAATGTTGGTACGCCTGTCACACCTGCTACTGCTGATAATGGCGGCTATATTGTAGCTAAAGAAGACATTACTGCAGAACACGATCTTATTGCGAAAAATAACCTTAAAGTGCATGAAGATGCGACTATTGAAACGAGCTTAGTAGTAGGTGAAAGAGCTGATAGTGACTCAACTGAGGCCGGTACTATTACAGCTAAAACACATATTGAAACACCTACGCTTAATGCGAGTACTGAAATTACTACTCCTGAAGCGGATATAACAACTGCTAATATTGACACGGCTAATATTACTGACACTGCTAATATTAATATTGCTGATATTACTACTGCCAGTATAGAGACTGCTACGGTAACTAATGAGCTAAAAGTTCAAAAAGTCGAAGCTGATGATACAGATGCAAAAATAACTGCAGATACCGCTGAAATTACAGGTAATCTTACAGTTAAAAAGACCCTTATTGCTACAGAGAACTTAGAGGCAGGTATTAATAACTTAGAGGTCAATAGAGCTAGTATTGATAATCTTACCGCAACATGCGCTGATGTAGAAGATATTTATCAAGGTAACTATAAAGTTCCAGTCATCGAGCTTATAGAATCTGATGCGTTCTGGCAATTAAAGATTTCTCGTATTGGAACAAAACCTCAAAATTAATAATTTGTTAATTTATTAAAGAGCTATATTTTATTCGCTAAATTAATTGATTAAATTATGTTATTTATTATTTAATTTAGTGAAGGAGTATTTGACATGCCAGGTTGGTTATTGACCATATTAAGCGCAGCAGGGTCTGTTGTGTTAACACTTACTGTGACCCTACTTTTTAATAAGTTAGTTGCATTGCCAAAAATTAGAAAAGAACAAAGAGAGGCTGAAGAAGCTAGAATTGCTGAAAGAGAGGCCGCTCAACAAGCAGAAATTAATAAGCTTAAGCAAGGAAACGAAGTAAGAGACGCAAAAATAGCCGCACTTCAAGCGGCCGTAGATGCTCTTCCTTCTTATCGTGCACAAAGTCTTCAGATTCAAACTCAGCTTCAAACAACTGACAGAGAAATCTTATCTGCTTGCGAAGCTATTCAACGTGGGGTTGCAGATAACCAACGTGTTTTAAATGAGCGTCTAGACCGTTTAGAAAGTCGTGAAAAGAACGCTATTAGACAGAAACTTTTAGATGAACACCGTCTTTTTACTAATAAAGAAAGAAATCCGATGAAAGCTTGGACAGAAATGGAACAACACGCCTTCTTTAAATTGGTAAGTGACTATGAAGATCTTGGTGGTAATGACTATGTTCACAGTCAAGTACTTCCAGATATGAATAAGCTAGAAGTAATTAAAATGGATGATTTTGAAAGACTTGCAGCACTTATGTCAAGTAGAAAAATATAATATTATAGAGACCTGTCGAAAGATAGGTCTTATTTTTTTTTATTAAATTTTAAAAATAGATATTGTATAATATAAAGTATAAAATACTAAATGATGAATAAACGATACCAAAGGAGTAAGACAATATTATGGCAAATAAACAATATACTTCCGATAATATTAAAGTTTTAAATGATATCGAACACATTCAGCTTCGTTCTGGAATGTATATCGGTGAGGCTAACGACCCAAGATCGCTTTTCTCTGAGATGTTTGATAATGCTATGGACGAAGTTTCTGCTGGCCATTCACCAGAGCTTATTGTTGAAGTAGATACTAAAGAAAATAGATACTGCGTAAGCGATTTCGGGAGAGGGATCCCGATTGGCAAGAAAAAGTTAGAAAATGGTGAGGAAAAAGAAGTAGTAGAAGTTCTTATGACTATTGCCAACTCTGGCGGTAAATTTGATAATAACTCTTATAACTATTCCGCCGGCCTCAATGGTGTAGGTATGACTGTTACTAATGCGCTTTCTGAAACTTTTGAAATTATTACTCGTCGTAATGGAAGATACGTGCATGCCATCACTCACGGCTCAGCGCAAGTTGAATTAAATAGGGGTAAATTTGACGGACCTTCTGGTACATCAGCGTCTTTTATACCAAATAAAAAATACTTCCATTCGGTAAAAATTCCACGTGAGTTTATCCTTAGTCGTTGTAGGATTGCTTCAGCCCTCGGATTTAGAGCTAAGTGTGCTATTGACGGCGAGGCACAGAATACAGATTGTACTATTTTTGACTTAATTAAAGAAGAAGATAATAAGGTCGCTACATACGTAGATATTCCTACTATTGAAGTTAAAAATGACGCAGGCGAGTCAATGAAAGTAGCCTTGCGTTATACTTCAGATACAAAAGATAGATATTTTGGTTATACCAATCTTCTTGCTAACTATCTTGGCGGTACTCACGTACAATGTCTATCTAAGACTGTTATTTCAGCATGGGAAACGCTTATAAACAAATATAAGAATTTACGTCCAGTAGTAGAATTAAAGCCTTCTGATTATCTTGTAGGTCTCAGGGGTGTATGTGCTGTATTTATTTCGCACCCAGAATTTTCATCCCAAACAAAAGAGAAACTAGTTGTAAATAAGGCCTATTTTGATAGCCTTATGGAAGCGTTTAGTAAGAGCTTAATAAAGTATTTAACTGATAATATTGATGTTGCACAACAGCTTATAAAGCGCTTTGAAGAGTATCGTATCGCACAGAATGCTCTGCTTTCTCGTAAAGAGATTTCTTCTTTAATCAAAATTAATGAAGACTCTGGTGATAATATTAGACGTCGCTCAGTTGTGTCTAAACTCGTAGAATGTACCTCAAGGAAGAGGGATGATACAGAGTTATTTATAGTTGAAGGTGATTCTGCTATGGGACCTTATTTATATGTAAGAGATAAAGCAACTCAAGCAGTGCTTCCTATCAGAGGTAAGATTCTTAATACTACATATAAAGACCTTAAAGAAGTTATTCAAAATAAAGAAATCTGTGATATTGCAAATAGTATTGGTTGTGGCATTGGCGCTCAATGCGATGCTTCAAAGTCTCGTTATGAACGAGTAATTATTTCAGCCGACGCCGACCCTGATGGACTTCAAATTAACTGTCTAGTACTTGCTGTATTTATTAATTTGTTCCCTGATATGGTTAAGCAAGGTAGAGTCTACGTTTCCCTTCCACCTTTGTATTGTTGGGGCAAGTCAGCTAAAGACTATGGCTGGTGCAACAAAGTAGAAGATATTCCTACTACTGCTAAAGACGTTCACCGCTTCAAAGGTCTTGGCGAAATGAACGATGACCAATTATATTATTTCTTAGTAGATAAAAATACTAGAAACGTACTTCAAATAGAGTATCCTTCAGATATCGACGAATTTAACAAAATTCTTGGTACGTCAGAAGGTAAAGGTAGTTTGCTTAAAGACCTTGGCATTATTTTAAGTAATGAAGCAAGAGCTTTTGAAAATCCTATTGCAGAAGTTAAGCCTGTTAAAGCAGTGGAAGAAGTTAAAACTGAAGTTAAAAAAGTTGCTGAAAAGAAGCCCGCTAAAACACAAGTTAAGGCCTCAGAAAAGACATCAACTAAAAAACCTGCCGCTAAAAAGAAGGCCGTAGAAGCTAAGCCTGTACAAGCAAATCTTTTTGCTGGGCTATTTGACTAAGGAGGTATATTAAATGAGTAAAGTTATTCCTGTAAAAGATGCTCTTGAACTTGCATCTGAAAATTATAAAGAATACAGTATCTACGTTGCAGCTGGTCGTGCGTATGGTTCAGTAATAGACGGCGCAAAAAGTGTACAAAAAAGAGTTATTTATTCTCTTTATAAAAAAGCCCCTAGATCAATTATTAAGGTAGCAGAAGCAGCTGGTTATTGTCTTGATATGCACCCGCACCCAACGGCTGTTCCTGAAGTAATCGTATCTCTTGGTGATACTAGTAATAAATTTAACTTTTTAGATAAGCAAGGAAACTTCGGTAATCGTCTTAAAAACATAGAAGCATCTGCACCCCGTTATATCGGTTGTAAGCTTTCTGACCTTGCTATCGACTTAACGTGTGATGGTGTTGAATATTGTCCTACTATGACCGGTGAATTAGATAAGCCGGAGCCTATTGCACTACCCACGCTTCTTCCACTTTGTTTCTTAAACTCAATGTCAGGTATTCCTGCTGGACTTCCTAAGCTTAATATTCCTAGTCTTGATATTGAAGGAATGTTTGATTACTACCTTGATATTCTTAAACATAAAGATTTAAACCATGTTCCCAAGAAACTTCCTATTCCTAACGTGGGTGTTCCTATTTTATCATCTAAAAAAGAATGGGAAGACGTTTTGAAAACAGGTAAAGGCACCGTAAGACTTGCGCCTGAGATGACCATTGATAAGAACGGCACTATCACCATCACTGCAATGCCTTCTTCAAAGTCTGCAGAACATGTAAGAAAAATCATTGAAAAAGAAATCTTACTTGATAAAGTAGATATGCGAGATGAGTCTACCTACGAGACCCGTATTGTTATTGAAAAAGTATTTAAGAAGCAATGCGATATGCAAGAAATTTTTGATAGACTTTATAAAAAACTTCAAACTTCTGAAACTTACAATCTTGCTTTCTTTGACCAAGACCATATTTACGTACCTTGCAGCTTTGATTTAGTAGTTAAATCTAATCTTAAATACTTGATTGAGACTCACACAAATAGATTAACCCACCAAATTCAAGATAATAAAGAAAAACTTGAAGTGCTTCAAATTATTGAAAAGCTTAAGAAAACTGATAACTGGAAAGCTATTTTTGATTTGACGTATGACGACGCCTGTGATTTCTTAGTAAAAACTTTCAAGTGCTCAAATGAAACGGCTCAGGCAGTATTACGTAAGCCTATTTCTTACTTAACAAAAGAACATCAACAAGAAATTACTGACCTACAAAATATTATCAGTGAGCTTGAAAATGACCAATCTGACATTTTTGAAATGCTTACTAAGAAATATAGGGCGCTTAAAACTAAAATGCTTAAAGTAATAGCTCCCAATACAACGAAATTTATTTAATCCTAATTGCTAAATTATATAGTAAATTAACATAGAGGTTAATATGATATTTAATTCAGATTTTTTAAAGCTCTATGAGGAGCTAAATAAATTAAATGAAAATGCTGAACCTTTTATTAAGGATGTTAACTCGCCTGAAGAACTTTTAGATTGGATGGAAGAAAATATTACATATGAGTTAGCAAATGATGAATACGGTGCTGAAGATGACCCACCTACTAAAACAGCTGAGGAAGTTTTAGCAACCGGTACTGGCCATTGTGCAGAACAATCTTACTTAGAGAAAAAAGTTCTAGATGAGCTAGGTTATGAGACTCAACTAATTTTCGTAAAAGAAAATAATTCTAAAGACGATTACGGTGCAGACGGAAGTGCACACGTTTTCCTTACTTACCAAGATGACGACGAAAAATACTTCTGGTTTGAGCATTCAATGGAACACGCTAAAGGTATTCATAAATTTAATTCTTTTGGTGAATTATTAAAAGACGTGGCTGCTAAATGGTGGCGCTACGATGAAAATTCTGATATACTAGAAGTAAGATTTTTAGATAAACCAATCACTGGAGTAAATAACTGGGAGCTCGCTCAAGCCTGTCATGAATATCCAGTAGACGAAGTATTAGATATTTCTAATAATGTCTTAGAGAAAGAGGTTCCAGAAGAAGGACTTACTGAAGAATTAACTCAAATTGAATATAGACCGCTTTCTGATATTGAACTTTTTAAAAAATATGCCGCAGAGATTTTAGGTGGCTATGGCGGATTATCCGATAGTGAACTTAAATTAAGTATTGAAGAAATCCACGTAGAAGGAAAACTTGTGGGTTATATTGGTTTATCCGAATATGAAGAGGACGGCGCCAAGTGTTTAGGAATTGGCAACTTTATGATTATCGAAAGAGGTAAAGGATTAGGCACCAAAGTTGTTCAAGATGTTGTAGAACGTAATAAATCTAAGTATGATCTAATTTATTGCTTTGTTGACGCTAAAAACGAAGGTGCTATTAGACTTTATAAAAAACTTGGAAAAGTCTATGATGAAGACGGCCCAAATGATAACGGAGAGTACTACGTAACATTTTATGATAACGGTAAATGGGAACTCGATAACTAAATAAAAATTTTAAAGACGATCATTAAATATGGTCGTCTTTTATTGTATTATATAATATAAAATTTTATTTAGGAGAGTTTTATTGAATGAGTTTAGCTGATAAATATTTCAAAGAAGAAGTAAATAAGCTTTTAGCAGAAGGATTTAATGATAAGGATTTTCCAGTAAGACCCGTTTGGATAAATGAAGATGGTTCAACAGAGCCTGCACATACGATTAAAACATTCGGTGTTTTACGTAGCTATGATTTATCTAAAGAATTTCCAATTTTAACTTTAAGAACTCAGCCATTTAAAACAGCAGTTAAAGAAGTTATTTGGATGTGGGTTAAAAAGTCTAATAATATTAAAGACTTAGACGCACATATTTGGGATGCTTGGGCGGACGAAACAGGTTCTATTGGAAAAACCTATTCATATCAATTAGCACAAAAATATAACTTACCTGAAGGTTATATGGACCAAGTAGATGCTTTAATTTACAATTTAAAAAATAATCCAATGAATAGACGCATGATTGTTACGATGTGGAATCCAAAAGATTTAAAGGAAATGAATTTGGCACCATGCTGCTATGAAACGATTTGGGATGTTACTGATGGTAAATTAAATTGTACTTTAATACAGCGTTCAGGCGATACTGCAGCGGCAGCTGCAAGTGGCGGCTTTGATACTATTGAGTATGCTATTCTTGTTCATATGATTGCACAGGTTTGTGGATTAAAACCCGGAATCTTAAATCATTATGTAAATAACTTACATATTTATGATAGACATATTCCAATTATGCAAGAAGTATTAAATAACCCCGAATATGACGCCCCTGCGTTTTGGATTAACCCAGAAGTTAAAGATTTTTATGATTTTACAGTAGATGACTTTAAATTAATTGAGTATAAATCTACTAAATATGCTGGAAAAATTCCAGTAGCTGTTTAATAAAAATATATAAAAAATGCGCGAAAATTATTTGCTAAATTAAGTGTAAGAACCTTAATTTAGGAGTAATGTATGACTTATTTAATTTATCGACATATTAATAAATTTAATGGTAAGAGCTATGTTGGATTAACTTCGCAAAAAGCAACTCGTAGATGGCGAAATGGTTTTGGCTATAAAGAAAGCCCTATTTTTTATGCCGCGATTAAAAAGTATGGCTTTGATAATTTTTATCATGAAATCATAGAAGATAATATCCCAACAAAAACTTTAGCTAATGAACGTGAGCAATATTGGATAGCTTATTATCACACTTGGATTTATGACCCTCAATGTAATGGCTATAACAGTACTCAAGGTGGTACTTGTAATAATACAACAGCAATTCAGAAAAAAGTATTTCAGTTGGACCAGAATAAGAACATTCTAGCTGAATTTGAATCAGTCTCAGAGGCGGCTAGAACTTTTAACACCTCACCCGATAGAATCACTCGTTGTTGTGGTCGTAAGCGTGGATACTTAACTGTTGGTGGTTTTTATTGGTGTTTTGCAACTGAGTATGATACTTATCAAACCTTAGGTACTCACGCAGCGAGGATTAGAGAAGTTGTTAGAATATCTGAAACTGGTGAAATTTGTTATTACAAATCTGCTACCGCTGCAGGAAAAAGTGTAGGTAGACACGGTTCACAAATAAGCAAAATTTGTGGTAAAAGTCATAAATTATTGGGCTATAACTGGTATTATAAAGAGGATTATGAAAATGAAGAAGGAAAGAATTAGAATTAATTTAGATATTTCAAAAGAATTAAATGAAAAGTTGAGAGCACAGGCAGATGCGCAAGACATGACTATGAATGCGTTGATTAGAATTGCCTTAGAAAAATACTTAAAAGAAGTTGCCGAGTAAGGAGTAAATTATGTTGAAAGAACAAATTAATTTAAAATGGAAAGAACTTTTTAAAGCCCGTGATACTATAGGTAAATCAGCTTTTGAAGGTATAAAAGCAAAAATTTTAGTCGCTGAAAAATCTGGCAGTTATGAGCTTCCTTTAACTGATAGTATTGTAGAAAATATTATTATCAAAGAAGTAAAAGAGCTTCAAGAAACTAAAACCTATTATAAGCCTGACGATCAACAGTATAAAGATTTAGACTATAAAATCCAGCTTTTAAGTGAGTACCTTCCAAAACAAATGACCGCTGACGAAGTTAAAGAAATTATTAAAAAACTTTTTGAGCAAGAAAAGAATAAAGGTAAACTTATTGGACTTACCGTAAAAGAAGTTGGCTCTAAATTTGATAAATCTAAAATTGCTCAACTTGTTAATGAAGTGGTTAACAGTGGTATCTAGTATGACTAATTTTTGGAAACACATAAAAATGATAAGAACTCATAGAAAGCATGTTATAAAAGCTTGCTTTAAAATGGGTATTCCTATTCAAGGACTTTTACACGATCTTAGTAAGTACTCATTAGCAGAGCTTAAAATTTGTAAATATTATACTGGTACGCTAAGTCCTCATGATGTAGCAAGAAAAGAGCTTGGATATTCACCTAGCTGGTATCATCATAGAAATAGAAATAAGCATCATTCAGAGTATTGGGTAGATTCATTCGAAAAGATGAACGCAGTAAAAATGCCTTATAAGTATGTTATTGAAATGTTCTGTGATTTTATAGCGGCAGGAAAAGCCTATAATAAAGAAAATTGGTCAGTTAAAACTCCTTGGGATTACTGGATAACTAAATGTAAAGGTGTTCGTATTCTTAATGAAGAAACGGAATATCTTTTTGAAAAGCTTCTTTGGAATATACATGAGTCTGAAAGTGAAAAAGATTTTTATAAATTATATAAAAAAATTAAAAGCTATCTCAAAATAGGATATAAAAATGGTACTTTAGCTAGGATAGAAAATAACTAACATAATTAAGGTAGGTTAACAAAATAGCCTACCTTTTATCGTATATTATAATATCAATAGAAAGAGAGGAGCTTTATGAAAAGACCATCTTTAGATGAATATTATATAGAAATCGCAAAAGCAGTTTCTTTGCGAGCATCGTGTCTTAAAAAGCATTACGGAGCTGTGATTGTGAAAAATGGAACTATTTTGAGTACTGGCTATAATGGCAATGTTAGAGGTGAAAGTAATTGCACTTTTTGCACAAAAGCCCCTGGCAATGGTGATATGGCAGAGTACCAGCATTGTGAAGCTGTCCATGCAGAAATGAATGCAATAATTAGTGCTTCTAGAAATGATATGCTTGGAGCTGACCTTTATTTAGCTGGCTTTGATGTAAAAACTGGCGAAGCCCTTGAATGCGAAGCTTGGCCTTGTGAGATTTGTTTAAGACTTATAAAAAATGCTGGAATAAATCGTATTATAAATAATAAAGGTGTTATTTATATGCGTTCCGACGATGGTATTTTAAGACAGATAAGAGAAAAGGAGACCAAAATATGATTAAAGCAATAGTATGCTGTGATAAAAAGTGGGGCATTGGAAAAGATAATGATTTGTTGTTTCATTTGCCAACTGATATGAAGCAATTTAAGATAGAAACTTCGGATTCAGTAGTAGTATGTGGCTATAGGACACTTTTAAGCTTCCCAGGAAGCAAGCCACTTAAAGGCAGATCAACTATCTGTTTATGCCCAGAAGAAGTTGAAAGAGACGATTGTTTTTGTGTTCATACTTTTGAAGATTGTCTTAAACTAGTAAAAGAGCTTTCTAAGACTCAGACAGTTTGGATAATCGGTGGAGCAATGATGTACCACAGTTTTATTGATTATGTAGACTTTGTTTTAGTAACTAAGGTTGATGCAGATGGTGACGGAACTGTATTCTTCCCAAATCTTGACGAAAATCCAGATTTTGAACTTACCTGGACTTCTGATTCTTACCAAGATGGTGATTATACTTTAACTTTTAACACTTATGAAAAAATAAATAGGGACTAATAAAAATGGATACTAAACAACAAACATTTTTTGATATAATACTAAATTCAGAACAGCCAGCAACTATAGGTGATGACCTTAGAGGCATAGCTGTATTAGACATGGGTGCTTTTTGGCGTGAGGTATATAAAAGAGAAGATAAAAATATTACTACAGTTAATTTAATTAGGTTTATGAATACTCTAGGTAAGAATAAATCTGGAAGTGATAATGCTATTGGCAGATTACAGTTTTTCTTAAATGCCTTTAGCCAAGAGCTCGCTTTATATTTGGCAAATCCTAATACGCTTAAGTTTGTTGGTGATGATCACTATAGTTTAATTAGAGGTGCTACCGGAACAGACGACCCAGATTTTTATTTTATGACTAGTAATGGTAAGCAGTTTACTATTGAAGCGAAAATGTATTTTTCTGAAAAAAGCTATCACAATAAGAAAGCAACAACTAATTTTCATAAAGCGGATTATTGTTTAGTTTATATAATCAGTTCGGCTAAATGGATGGCGAGCCAAAAAGCCGACGGTTATAATACGTTATACGAGATTGCGGATTTAGCTAAGTATTATCCTTGGTTGTTAGAGATAAATCTACCTGATAGTCTTACTACAATTAAATTTTTTATACCAGATAAAGACTTAAACAAACTAACCGATAGCCAATTACCTGAAACAGTTAATTATACTTTTTACACCAAAATAAATACTACATATTATAAGGCGATTAATTTATGAATAAAGCAACATCAAAATGTAATTTTTGTAGATATTGGACTGGCCGAAGTTGTATGGCAACACCGAATTCTGCTTATTGCAGAGAGGCGACGGATGAGTACTATCAATACTTGAAAAATAGAAATTCCGGCCAAAAACCTCAAAAATCCTTGAGATCTTGGGATAAAAAATAAGCTAAATTAATTAGATGGGAACATCTGATTGATACCAAACAATACCTAAGCGATACTTTAAAAAGATACAAAAATAATACATAAATAATACTTTAAATTTTTTATATATTTTTGATTACCGCTTAGGATTTTTCTAGGCGGTAATTTTTTTATTTCAGCAAATTTTGAAGAACTTTTACTGTATTATATTTTATAAACAATTAAAGGAGACTTAAAATGATTAAATTTTTTATTGAACCTGGTTATGATGTAAAAGCACCTGAAAGAGAGTATGGCAATGCAGGCGTAGACTTTTTCATTCCGAATATGACAGAAGAATTTGCAAAAGCTTTTGAAGCTAAAAACTCACCTGAAAATGCTACCTTAGATTATACTGTACGCGACTATACAACTGGTAATACACCAGTTATTAAAATTATGCCACACGGTCGTGTAAATATTCCTTCTGGCATTCGTAGTTTTATCCCAGCTAATGTAGCTCTTGAAGCACAAAATAAGTCTGGTATTGCTACTAAATATGGACTTGTATATGGCGCATCTGTAGTAGATGCTAACTATCAAGGTATTATTCACATTAGTCTTATTAATACCACCGATAAAGTTGTTTACCTCGGTCTTGGTACAAAAGCTGTACAATTCCTTCCTAGAATTATCGATGCTTCTACTATTGAGGTAATTAGCGGTAATGAAGTATCCTTTGAAGAATTTTATAAGGATTTTGAATTTACTAATCGTGGCGAAGGTGCTTTTGGCTCAACAGGCGTTTAATATTTAATTTGGAGGAACCTAATGTCAACTTGTTTTTTGCGAGAAGTCTGCAATGGTAAAGATTGTGATAAAGACTTCTGCTTAAGAAAATATAAAATGGATTCGCTCTATTCAGCGGCTCTAATGACAGAAAGTCAAAAGAAGCACATTACTTTAAGAGTAGACGAAGATGGTACGGACCTTGAGCAGTTTAAACAGCTCGCAGCTATTGAGCAAGACATACTAGCTTTCGTAAATGAAGGTAAAAATTTGTATTTGCATTCTGCCAATTGTGGTAATGGTAAGTCTTCTTGGAGTCTTCGTTTGGCTGAGGCTTATTTTAATAAAATTTGGGTGCGTACTGAAGTAAAATGTAGAGTGCTTTTTATCAGTGTGCCTAGATTTTTGTTGGCTCTCAAAGACGCTATTTCAAGTAAGAATGCTTACGTTGACTATATTAAAGATAATGTCTTGGAAGCTGACCTAGTAATTTGGGATGATATTGCGGCTAAGATGGGCTCAGAGTTTGAGCTTACTCACTTACTTAATATCATTGACAATAGACTTGCTTTGGGCAAATCAAATATTTATACGTCTAACTTAAATAGACAACAGCTTTATACGGCTTTAGGTGAAAGACTAACTAGTAGAATTGCAAATATGTCGACAGATATTGAACTGTTCGGCGCAGATAAAAGAGTATTAAAAGTGGAGGCTAACTAATGATCGCACAATTTCAAATTATTAATAAAGTTCTTCAGAATAAAGACTACTCTTTAATTACTTTAAACAATCTTACTGCTGAGCATTTCTATGGATATAAAGCAGAATATGAGTTTATTAAAGCTCATTATTCTAATTATCACACAGTTCCTGACCGTCTTACTTTCGTACAGCACTTCCCTGAATTTGTTATCCAGGACGTAAGTGAGCCTGATAATTATTTGATTGAGCAACTTTATAATGATTATAATCAAAGCTATCTTGCAACTCGTCTTAATAACTTGAAGAAGTTGTTAGAAGCAGACGACACTACGGGAGCAATGCAATATTTCAAAGATTCGCTTGATAAGCTTCATATTGGCTCGGCTCTTCAGTGCACTGACATCTTATCAGATACTTCAAGATACGATCGTTATTTGGATATGATTGCAAATCAGTCTAAATATTTTATTTCAACTGGCTTTCCTGAACTTGATAAGATTATTACAGGTATTGATCGCAGAAACGAGAATATGGTTATTGCAGCTCGCCCTGGTGTTGGTAAATCTTGGGTATTGCTCACTATCGCAGCGGCGGCAGCTAAGCAAGGACTTACTGTAGGTATTTATTCGGGTGAAATGTCAGTAGATAAAGTAGCTTATCGTATCGATACTTTATTAGGTAAAATTGATAATAGAAAGATTTCTCGTGGTGACCTTTACTATAAAGACCACTATAAAAATTACTTAGAAAGTCTTAAATGTTCAAACTATGGACCTATTAAGGTATTAACACCTAACGATATTGCAGGACCTGCTACGGTAGATGCACTTCAAGCCTTTATTGAAAAAGAAAATCTCGATATTCTATTTGTAGACCAATATTCATTGCTTGAAGATAATAGCAGAGCAAAAGTAGCTCATGAAAAGGTTGCTAATATCTCAAAATCAATCAAAAATTTGCAAGTGCTTAAACAAATACCTATTATTGCAGTTTCCCAGATGAATAGAACAAAGAATGAAGACAAGTCTCAAGATACTTCTCAGATTTCACTTTCTGACCGTATCGGCCAAGACGCAACTATTGTTCTAATGGTAGATAAGCAAGATGCAGAAGACCCAAATCACCCGGGGTCTCATAAAGTAACTTTGAATATCGTAAAAGCTAGAGATGGTGGTGACGGTAGAAAGCTTGATTACTTGTGGAATTTAAACTCAGGTGATTATAGATATATTTCAAATAGTGAAGATGGTGTAACTACAGAAGAAGACTTTGAAGAAATTGAAAATAGCTATTCTGTTGGTTATGACGGTAACCCATTTTAAGGAGTAAATAATGCCAGTTTTAAGAGTTGACAACTATATAATTGAAACGCCTCTTTATGAAGTAGTGTTGCAGCTTAAAATGGCGTTAACAAATGGAAAGTTACGTGAAATAAAATCCTGGAGTGAAGGCGATGATAATATCGTCGTAACCTGCCCAAATAGACACCATAAAGGCGGACGTGAGCATTCAGCAGCAATGAATATTTATGTTGGAAGTAGCTCTAAAATTCCGTATGGTTTTTGTAAATGCTGGGCTTGCGACTTTCAATGTCAATTTGTAGACTTTGTAGCTGAGTGCTTCGAATGTTCACAAGAGTTTGCTAAAAATTGGTTGAAATCTAAATTTGGCAAGCAGGCGACTAATAACATTGTATTATGCGATGATATTGTTATAAAACAGAATCGAGCGCCAGTGCGCTTGCCGGCAAACTATTTAGATACCTTTCAAGATTGGCATCCTTATTTAGCAAATAGAAAACTTTCAAGAGATGTTTGCGAGCTTTTTAAAGTTAAATATGACCCGCACACAAGTCAGATAGTTTTTCCTTGTTTTGATACAGCAGGTAAAATTATTATGGCGCCAAGAAGGTCTATTTATAATAAAACTTTCTATATTGATAAAGACCAAGATAAGCCAGTTTATTGCTTAGATTATATTATAAATAATAATATATCTACGGCTATGATTTGTGAAGGGCCTTTCGATGTCTTAACTTGTTATACTTACGGTTATCCAGCCATTGGCACCTGGGGCAATCCTTCGCCAAGTCAAATAAATGCAATAAATAAATCAACGATAAAAGTACTTTACCTAGCTATGGATAATGACCCTGCCGGTAGACGTATGGCAAATACAATTCGAGCTGGGCTAGACCCTCGAATTATTATAAAAGAAGTTCATTGGTTACCTAATAAAAAAGACCCAAATGAACATTCTTACGAAGAATTTCAAAAAGTTATGGAAATAGCTAAAAATTCCTAGGAGTAAATATGAAAGCAAAAGAAGTAATGAATCTACTGGATATTTGTAGACGAACCTTAGCTAGATATGTAAAGTCTGGCCAAGTTAAAATTGACGTCACTATTAATGGCCAGCACAGGTATAATGCAGAGTCTGTATATAAATTATTAGGCAAAGAAGTGCCAGAAATTTATAAAAATAATGACAAACGATGACAAAATTATTTGCTAAATTAAATGTAAATAAAATTTAATTTAGGAGATCATTTTAATGCCTTATTATATTTATAAAATAACTAATTTACTAAACAATAAGCCTTATATTGGAAAGACGACTAAGACAATAGAAAAGCGCTGGAAAGAGCACTATTATGAAGCTAGACGTTGGCAGAAATGCATGGAGTCTGGAACTGGCTTCGGCTATAATTCTAGACTATATCCTGCCATAAATAAGCATAACTATAAGAATTTTAGTATACAGCTTCTTGAAGAAGTATTTAGTTTAGAAGAAATGAATCAGCGTGAAAAATACTGGATTAACTTTTATGACGCTCGTAATAACGGCTATAACATTTCTGCTGGAGGTGACGGTGGATTTTTTGCTGGCTGCAAACATACACCAGAAGCCTTAGAAAAGTTAAGACTTGCCGGTTTAGGTAGGAAACATTCTGTAGAAACTTGTGTAAAAATTTCTAAACAAAAACTAGGGCATAGCACGTCTGATGAAGCAAAAGAAAAGATGCGCAAAGCAAAATTAGGTAAGAAAACTGGTAAGCATCCTACAGAGTGGAATAAACGTATAAGTGAAGGCCAAATAAATGAAGTTGTTTGTCTCGAAACCAATATTACTTATTATAATATCGCTGAGGCTGCTAGACAGACCGGTTGTCACGCTTCAGGCATTGCTAACTGTATAACTGGCAGAGCAAAGACAACCGGTGGTTATCATTGGCAATATAAAGATAAAAATAAAATCAAAAAATACAATAAAAATTCGTAATTATTATTGTATAATATAGATGTCAGACAATGACAAAAAAAATAAATAAAAAATACAAAAACAATACAAGGAGATTTTTACAAAATGTCAAATTCCACATTCAATTACGCCCAATACCAACAAATCGCAGCACAAGAACAAGCTCAATCAAGTGGCGACGGCACTAAAGTAGGCTACTTCAAACTTGCTAACGACGGTGATATCGCTATCGCACGTATTAATCTTTCATCTACTGATGAATTTATGTTTGCAGCAGTGCATACTGTTCAAGCGGGCGGCAAATGGCTTAAAGTAAGTTGCCACAATCCTCTCGGCATGAACACAGCCGGCTGTGCCCTTTGTTCTGCTAATCAGGCTAATCCTAAGGGTTCTATTAGTAAGGCATCTAAAAAGATGTTTATTCCTATGATTGTTTCTTATCGTGACCCTAACTCTGCAACTGGCTACACGCCTCCAATGCCTGTTATTTGGGACCGTCCTGCAGGTTTCTCTCGTGAATTAGCTAATAAGCTTATGATTGCCGGTGATCTTAGAAACGTTCTTGTTCTTATTACTCGTAATGGTAAAGCAGGCGATATGCAAACTACTTATTCTGTAGATGTTCTTCCTGCTACACATCCTGTATTTAAGCCTGAAATGATTCCTGCTGATTTTAAAGCATTTACTAACTTTAATATTGCAAAACATTCTTACTGGGAAAAGACCGCAGAGGAAATTAATACCTTCCTTACTACTGGACAATTCCCTGAAAGAGTTCAGAATAATCAGCAAGCAGCAAATAATGTGGCGGCTGTAGCAAATGCTTATACTGCAACTGCAACACCTGCTTACGTAGCACCTGCACAAGTTCAACCTGTCGCTCCTACAACTCCTGTTTATACAGCTCCTGTTGCACCAGCGTCTGTTCAACCAACTGCACCAGCTACTCCTGTAGTACCTTCTGAAAACGCACTTGGTGGTGCTACCAGAAACTTTACTGGTTTTAGCTTCTAATTTAAATAAAATAAGAATAAATTTAAAAAGCGCATCTAAAATTGGATGCGCTTTTACTGTATTATATTATATATAAATTTTCAGGAGGTTGTAAATGAGTAGTTTATTTAGTGATTTTGACTTGAAAATCGATAAAAAGCCAAAGCCTAAAGTATCACCCGAAGAACTTATTAAAAGGGCAGCGCCAATAACAAATGTAGTAGTTCAAAGTCAAAACTTAACTAATCAAAATTTATTTACAAGTGAAGAGTTTAATATAGAGTTAAATAAACCTAAAGCAGAATCTCTATTAGATAAAATAAATAGCGCTGATGCGGACGAAGTAGACGCAGCTAAAGTATTAAAATCTAAAAAAGTATCGTTGGCAGAAAAACTTGCGTTAATTAAGATAAAAGTTTTAGAAGTTTTAGGTAAACAACGTAAAAATGTTATTGTAATTAAGACTAAAGAAGACTTTGAAGAATATATATCTAAAGCCATTCAATTTGGTAGAATTGCAGTCGACACTGAAACTAATAACTCAACTGATCCAATGACTTGTCAACTTATGGGCCTTTGTTTGTATTATGAAGGCGGCAAACAAGCCTATATTCCAGTTAATCACGTTGACCCAGAAACAGGCGTTCGTCTTGAATGGCAACTTACTGAAGTAGATTGTAGAGAACAGCTTCAAAGAATTAAAGATGCTGATACTTTTGTAGTAATGCACAATGGTAAGTTCGACTACGAAGTTATTAAATGTACTTGTGATATTGAAATTGAGCCCAACTGGGATACAATGATTGGTGCACATACTATCAATGAAAATGAAAAAATGGGTCTTAAAATTCAGTATACTACCAAGATTGACCCTACTCAAGAAAAGTACGACATTGAAAGTTTGTTTACAGTTCCTTATAAATACGTCGACCCTGACATCTTTGCTCTATATGCTGCAACTGACTCAATGATGACTGATAAACTTTACTTATATCAAGTCGCTATCTTAGAAGCTCCTGGTAATGAAAGACTTTACTGGATGTTTAAAACCATTGAAATGCCAATTGTAAAAGTTGCAGGAGACATTGAGCTTATTGGTGTTTGTATTGACCAAGATTTTGGTGAACGTCTAAGATTAAAGTTTAATCAAAACTTAGAAGAAATAGACGCCAGAATTGCTAATGAATTAAAAGCACTTGAACCTAAAATTAATAAATGGAAAACAGACCCAAAGAGTGGAGCAACCGAAAAAACTAAGCAATTTGAGCCTAAGAAAACTAAATTATCACTTGCTCAAATTGAAGAAAAATATCCATTTGTTGATACTAAAACAGGCAAAAGATATAAGCTTGGTAAGGCTAAAATTGAGCAGCTTGATGATGAAATTAACCTTGCGTCGCCTACACAGCTCGCAATACTCTTTTATGACATCTTAAAATGCCCTACTGTAAGCAAAAAATCGCCTCGTGGGACAGGTAAAGACGAGCTTGAAGCTTTGGCTGAGAGAACCGATATTGCGCTCTGTAAGCTGATTTTGGAACGCAGAGGTGTAGTTAAACTTATATCTACCTATATTGACGTACTTCCTGAACTTGCAAAGCATTGGCCTGACGGAAGAATTCGTTATAAGCTTAATTCTGTTGGTACTGATACAGGACGTTTTTCTTCAGGTGGTGAATTTAAGTTCTTAGATGGCGACGAACCTATTGAAATTTCTGGGTTTAACTCACAGAATATTCCTTCACGTGGTGATGGTAAAATTACTCGACTTTTGTTTGAAGCTAAGAAGGAATTTAATGAGATTGAGGTTGAACAAGACCAAATTGTTCTTCCTGAAATTTCTGAGATTGAAACTATAGATGGCTGGAAATACGGTAAAGATATTGTGGCGCTTAAAGATAGTGTGCTTACAGACGAGGGGCCTGCTCTTATTGAAGTTGTTCGCTACGATGTTCTAAAGAAAGAATATGAATTTACTGTGAGGAAGTATTAATGAAAGTAAAAACAAGAACTTTATATAAACTGGTTGGGTCTGACTACTCGGCTCAAGAACCACGTATAACTACATTCCTGAGTGGCGACCCTAACATGCGAGCAGCCTACCTCGAAGGTAAGGACCTTTATTGCGTTATTGCAGCTAATATTTATAATAATAAATATGAAGATAATTTAGAGAATTTTCCTGAAGGCTATGTATTAGAGTTAGACGGTAAAAAAACTGTAGCTGGAAACGATAAAAGCTATAAAAAACAGGTTTCAGATAAATTAGAAGTTCCTTATTATTATCTAGTGCCGACTACATCTGGCACAAAAGCAGCAGGTGATATACAGGCTGGTGATAGTATTATCGCGGAAGAAGGTGCTTTTACCGTTAGAGCAGCTGAGACCTTAAATGGCACTACGACAATTTATTTTATTGATTAAAAATTATTAGCTAAATTAAATAGGGTGCATACCGTAAATAACTGCAAGGAACAATTTAATTTATGTTATATGTAATTTATTTAATAACAAACTTAGTTAACAACAAAAAATATGTTGGCCAAACAAAGCAAGGCAGAGCAGAACGACGCTGGCAAGAACATTTTGTTTACACTGTAAACGATAGTAAAGTTCTTCACAATGCTATCAGAAAGTATGGTGCTGAAAATTTTGAATTTAAGCTTATCGAAACTGATATTTTAGAAGAGTTAATTGACGAACGAGAGCAATATTATATTAAATATTATAATACGTTCTACCTAAATGGCCAAGGCTATAATATGACTGAAGGTGGTCAAGGTATCCATGGCTATATGCATACAGAAGAAACTAAGCAGCGTATTAAAGAAAGTAACTTAACAGCTTGGCAAAGATTAAAAAAGGAAGAACCAGAACGTTATGCGCAGCTTTGTATAAATCGAGGGCTTGCTATTAAAGGAAAGCCAAAATCTGATGAGCATAAAGCAAAATTAAGTATCGCTGCGTCTAAACGCACTGGTGATAAAAATTCTTTTTACGGAAAACATTTTTCAGAAGAATCTAAAGAACTTTTGCGTGCAACAAAGGCTAAGCATTTAAGTCCTATTAACGCTTATGATTTAAATACCGGTAAGCTGTGGAAAACGTTTCGATTTGCTTCTGAAGCTGTACAAGAGCTTAGCTTACAGGATTCTGCCAATACTAGAATTTTATTAGTATGCAAAGAACAAAAAGGACACGCATATGGCTATATTTGGCGATATAAAACAGACTTTGATTTAGCGGAACTGCCACTAGAAATTCTTCAGCAAGAAAACAAAACGCCTAGAGCGAAAGCTGTTTTACAATATGACTTAGAAAATAATTTCATTGCAGAGTTTGAAAGCGCTGCCGAAGCGTCTAGACAGTTAGCGACCGACAGCACTAAACAACGTGGTGTAGCAAAAAAGATAAATGCTGTATGTGCTGGCAAAGCCAAAACATATCATAAATTTATTTGGAAATATAAAGACTGAACTTAATATACTGTATTATATTATATATTTTAAAACTAAGGAGGTGATGCTAATGTTATATGCTAATAAGACTATTGAAGTAAAGTCGCCAGCTAAGCTTCTTAATAAAGAAGGTAAAGAAAGACGTTCGGTGGCAAAAATGGTACTTTTGGCATTAACTTAGCGTACTTATGGTATGGGCCCAAGTACGCTTGCAAAACGTATTAATAAAACAAACCAAGAAGCGCAAGAAATTTTTGATAACTTCTTTAAGAGCTTTCCTAAAGTAGAAGAACTTATTAATAGCTCTAAGCAGTTCTTGAGAGAGCACGGTTATGTAGAAGATTGGGCTGGTAGAAGAAGACATCTTACTGATTATTTCTTAAATCCTTATGAAGCAGAATATGCAAATCCAGAAGCTTTGATAGCTAAAACCTTCAATCCAATTCTTGGGTGTGAAAATCGTCCGCTTGTTGATGATAAGCTAACTATGTGGGTAGCTCGTGCAAAAGCAACTAGAAATAATAGAGAATTTGATGAACTTGCTAAACTTGCTGCAAAAGAAGGAATTATTCTATCAGCAAATACAGGTAGAATTGCTCAGGCTGAAAGACAGTGCCTTAATGCAAGAATTCAAGGTAGCGCAGCCTCTTTAACTAAACTAGCAATGATTCAAATTCACAACAGCCAAGAGCTTAAGGAACTTGATGCAAAACTTGTTATGACAATCCACGACGAAGTTATGTTAGAATGTCCCGCTCTTTATGCAGAGCAAGCTTCAGAAATTCTTCCTAGAATTATGATTGATGCAGCTGCTCCTTATATCGACGTTCCTATGAAATGTGACCCTGCTATCGAGTCTAGATGGTATACTTCAGAATATGCTGTAGCAGTACAGTCTGAGTTTAAAAAACTTACTGATAAAGGACTTGATAGAGATGAAGCATTTAAGAAACTTTATGCAAAGCACCCTGAACTTCCTGAAGAAGCAATTTATAAAACTATTACCGAAGGCATCGACCTTGAATTTTAGAAAATATTACCGTATAATATAAATATATAAAAACAATAAAGGAGCAATACTAAAAGATGATTTTAAAGACAAAAAATTTCCAAGAAGCTGCAAATAAAATTTTAGTTGCTGTTGGTCTCGATAAGGCCGCTGCAAATCTTGAACTCGCGGCAAAAGATACTGCACTATACCTTAGAGTGACAAATAGAGAATATTATTGTGCAGTAAAGTTTGAGTTAGAAACACCTACGGAATTTAGAGCTGTTGTTGATGCTAATCTTTTCTTAAATCTTATTTCTGGTATTAATACTGAAGAATTTGAACTCAAGATTAATGATACTAACGTAGTAGTAAAAGCCGGCAAGAGCAATTATAAGTTGGCTATGATTTATGAAAATGACCAGCTTATGAAATTGCCTATTATCAAGCTTGATAAGGACCAAGTAACTGTAGATATGTCAATTACTAATGATATTCTTATGAGTATTCTTAATGTTAATGGTAAAGAAATTCAAAAAGCTAAGAAGCTCGACGTTAATGAATTACAACGTTATTATTACGTTGATGAAACTGGTTGTTTTACTTTTACGACTGGCGCCTGCGTAAATGCATTTACTCTTGAAAAGCCTATTAAGCTTCTTCTTACTGATAAAATAGTTAAGCTCTTTAAGCTTTTCAGCACCGACGTTTGGATGTCTTATGGACACAATGTAAACGCAGACAGCTCACTTCAACCTATTGTAGTATTCCAAACTGAAGATATTTACGTAGCAACCAGACTTCTTAATGACGAAACTTGTATTCAAAAAATTAAAGCACCTTGTGATGCTATGAAAAATCTTGTAAAAGAAACTTATGACCATAACTTAGTTTTGTCTGCTACTGACCTTTCTGCAGCTATCGCAAGACTTCTTATGTTCTATAAAAATAGCAGTGCAAAAGCTGACCTTTCTTTCGTTCCTGCTGTAGTAAATTTCACTGACACAGAGCTTACAATTTCTGATTTATCTGGTGATAATAAGGAAGTTATTACTATTGAAAATGGTAGTGTTACTCCTGGCGGCTATTCTATGGGTGTAAACTTGATTGACCTTAAGTCAGTTCTCGACTCTTGTAAAAACGAACATATTACTATGAACTGCGGTAATAAGAAATCAATTATTATTAATCGTGGCACTATCAGTAATGTTATAGCAGAAACGAGGACTAAAGAATAATGGCAAATACAGATATTGGTAAGAAATTCGAGCAACGCTTTTACCAAGACTATAAACGTTGTTTTCCAGATACTCTAATTTATCGTTTACCAGACCAGCAAAGTGGTTATGCTGGAGGTGGCTCAGCTAACCCGTGCGACTTTATTGGTTATACGGGCAGTTGTGTGTTAATGGTTGAATGTAAAGCTCATAAGGGTCTTTCAATCCCATTTAATGCTATTCCTCAGTATGAGCGTTTATTAGACTATAAAGGTTTAAAAAGCACTTTTCCGGGTGTTATAGTTTGGTTTTATGAGAAAGACGTCGTTATTTGGGTGTCTATCGAAGAAATGGAAAAAATGGTAAATGACGGTGAAAAATCAATCGGCCTCAGAATGATTGATGATGAAAAACCATATAAAAAACTGTATAATATTATAACACTTCCATCGAAGAAACTTAGAACTTTTATGGAAACAGATTATAATTATTTAGTGGAGGTATTAAATGGCTAATGATTTAAATAAAGCACTTGAAGCGGTTGAAATGACTTATGTGCAAATCAAGGAAATTGCTGACAGTATGCTCGCAGGACCTTTTGAAGAGCCTAATCGTATTGTAGAATTTATTCAACTTAACGTAGAGTCTATGTCTATTGAAATGCTTAGAGACTCCATTCTTAAGTTACAGTTAGCAGTTTATTCTTTAAGTGAACTTAGAGATAGATCCGGTATTAAAGCAACTTGTGCAGAAGCGATTAAAAAAGAAGCTTATGCTACCGCTTATGTTGAACAAGAAGGCACTGCTGGTGTAAAAGATTCTAATACAACTTTGGCTATTTCTGAAAATATTGTTGCTCAATGTCTTTATGACCTTGTAGCAAGTTTAGTTAAAACAAAAGTAGACATGCTACTTAGAATGATCGATTCACTCAAAAGTATTTTAATGAGTAAAATGCAAGAACTGAAATTGTCAAATAGTATGAGTGCTGAATAATATTGTATATAAAAAATATATAAATTGTATATAAAAATTAGCTAAATTAAATAGATAAAAAAATTATTTAATGGGAGCTTTATTTTATATGCAACAAACATTTTATGTGTACGTTCATACCAATAAAATTAATAATAAAAAATACTTTGGTATAACCAGCAGAATACCACAAAAGCGGTGGGGTGTAAATGGTTATGGCTATCTTAGAAAAGATGTAAATGGAAAGTATTCTCAAGAAGTTTTCGCCAGAGCTATAGAAAAGTATGGTTGGGACAATTTTGAGCACACTGTTTTATACGAAGGCTTAACAGAAAATGATGCCAAGCAAAAAGAAATGGAGCTGATTGCTAAATATCATACCTATATCGGTGATCCAGAATGCTGTGGCTATAATTTAACTCGTGGCGGGGATGGTCGTTTGCGTTATGCTTCTAAAGAAGCTGCTATTGAAGCAAATAAAAAATGTATTAAATATTGGATTGCGAGGATGCAGCAAGATCCTGAGCTACACGCTAAAAAATTAGCGCAACTTCGTAAAACACAACATAAACGTAAAATAGATTCAGAAAAACACGAAAAAGACTTAGCTGCTGCACGAAATACTAAAAGAAAAGTAGCTATTCTGCGGCAAGAACTGTTTACACTTTATGAAAAATTTCCAAAGTACTTTACTGAAGAGCAGCGTCATTTGATTTTTGATAGGGCTGAAGCCACACAAACAAAAAAGAATTTTTGTTGCTATTCGTATAAAAAGCTTTATGAAATTTTCATTAATATATTAGAAAGGCTACCAGCTAATGAAAGAACAAACTATGATAACTTTGAAATTATCTAAAGAGCTTTTGAATCAGCTAAAAGAAATTTCAAATAAAGAAGAAACGACTGTTTCGGCGCTTATTCGTCGATTGTGTATTTCATATATAGCAGAGCATATTAACTAAAGGAGTAATAAAATGGCAAAAGAAACAGAAAAGAAGTCATTTACTATGGCGGATTTCGCCAAAAAATTTAACAAAGAATATAATAACAATAACCTTGTAATTAAATCAGATGTTGTACCAGTATACAAAAGATTGTCTTCTGGTATGATGGGCATGGACTATCCTCTCTATGGCGGTCTTCCTTATGGTAGAATGATGGTATATGCAGGGCTTGAACACTCAGGTAAAACTACAGCTGCCTGCGCAGAACTTGCTGCATACCAACGTGAAAATCCTGACAAAGTTTGTGTTTATATCGACGTAGAGCACTCACTTGACCTTCAGTTCCAGGCTTTGATGAACGGTATCGACCTTAATAAGCTTTACTATATTAGTCCTGAAGGTATGTCTGGTGAACAGATTCTTGAAATGATTCTTGAACTTGAAGATACTGATGATATCGGTCTTATTGTTCTTGACTCTATTCCTGCACTTGTTCCACAATCTATTATGGAAAATGAATTCACTAAAGATATGGGCATGCGTGGTAATATGGCGAAAGGACTTCACAAGTTCTGTCCTACTATGTGTGATAAACTTGCACGTAATGGCAATATTATGATTATGATTAACCAAGTCCGTGTAGCAGGTACAACTTTTACGGGCGCAGCTATATATAAAGAACCCGGTGGCGACGCTCCTCGTTATTATGCATCGGTTAAAGTTCGTTTTGGTAAACGTGTATTTATGAAAGAAGGCGATGAAATTAAGGGTGACGACGGCGAAGGCGCAGATGGTTTCAGACTTAAGTTTAAGATTACTAAGAATAAGACCTGTGCTTGTAATAGAGGCGGCGGTTTTATTACTTATAAGTATGAATCTGGTGCTGATACCGTAAATGACCTTATCGACGTAGCACTTCAATTTGATTTTATTAAGAGACTTAATAACGTTACTTATGCTCTTGTAAATTTGTCTACCGGTGAAATTATTACCGACTCTGAGACTGGTGAAACTCTTCAAGGTAAGAAAGCATTTATTATTGACTATCTAAAGACTCATGATACTTTCAGAGATAAATATCTTGCGATGATTAAAGAATTTATTTCTGCTTCTAATGATAAGTCAGTTCTTGATAAAGAATCGCTTAAAGCTATTGAAGCTGAAGAAGACGCTATTGAACGTCCCCAAGAGGATGAAGCAAAACGTAAAGTTCTTCTTGAGGAAATTTAATGATTATAGGTACAGCAAAACGAAATAAGGAAGGGGCAAAACCTCTTCCTACACGTAGTTATTCGTCTAAACAAGAAAAGACTGTTGCAAAGGCAGTTAATGGTAAAGTTCAAAAAAATAGTGGCGCGACGCTTTTTGATAAAGGCGACGTTTTAACTTCTGGAAAAAATAGCTTTCTTTTAGAGTGTAAGACTAAGACTTCTGCTTCGGAATCAATTTCTATTAAGAAAGAGTGGTTTGAAAAAAATCGTCAGGAATGTCTTTTGACGGGCACTCCGCATCAAGCAGTAGTGTTCAATTTTGGTCCGGGTGAAGAAAATCATTATATTATTGATGAGTATTTATTTTTAGAACTTCTTAATCATCTTAATACTTTAGATGAGAATATTTAATTGCTAAATTATTAAAGTAAAGCTTTAGAGGTAAGTGACTATGAAAGTAGAAATAACTACAGCAAATATTAGAAATAAAGTTGTTAAAGTAGATAACGCAGAAACAGTGAAAGCTGCATTAGTATATTATGTAGAGAAAGTTTTAATACCTTTAAAAATGTTTTATTTGAGTACTGCTGCGTGGGAAGCGATTAAAATAGAAGCTATGGAGTCAGAAACTATTTTTGACTCGTATTTAGTAGAGCTAATAAATTGTGCGTGCAAAAATGCCCTATATAAAATTACTAAAGTAACTACTCAAGTATTTTAAAAATATATCTAAAAATGTTAGCTAAATTATTTAGATTAGATAATTATAATTAAGGAGATTTATTAATATGCCCACACCAACTAATATTAATGTTAGAATCGAAACACGTAAAACTGACCCCTATGAGTGTGAAGCTCTTGACGTAAATGCTGCTATAGACGACTATATCGAAAATAGACTTGGCTATGAAAGTGGTTTTGCTCTAAGCGAAGCTACTTGGGAAGTGGTTAAAGAAGCAGTAATTAATGCTGAAACTACTACATCGCAAGTAGTTGAGCTAGTAAATGGTCTTTGTAAAACAAATATGGGTAAAATTACAAGAATACTTTCTGACTATACTGTTGATTTTACGATAACAGCCTTGGCAGAATAATTGTAAACTTAGCGTGTTAAATTCAAAAGGTCTGATTAATTTCAGGCCTTTTTATTGTATAATATAACATATAGATAAATTTGGAGTTATATTATGCAAATTAAATTTTTAACTTTATATCATAATTTTGATAACGATGAATATAGTAGAATACAGGCTCAGGATAGCTTGCTTTATATGTGGCAAAGGAGTCTTCAGCTTAGGAATATGAAATTTATTTCTGCAGCTAAAGTAGAATTTAAGGACTATCCATTTTTTGACTATCCGGACCAAGAAAAAGCTAAAAAAGAAATTGCCAATGTCTATGGCCACAAAGATAAGAAAACAAAAGCTGTTGAATATTGGTGGGGTGGTGAACAATACCCTGATTTTGATACTTTATTTAAAGCTCTTGCAGAACAAAAAAGACTTATGGAGCTCACCATTGAGGTAGACGAATGATTAGACCTATTATAAAAGAACAACTTGAAAAATGTCAGTTTGCTGACTTAAATAATTTTGACCCAAATACAAATACTTTTTATATTAAAAAATATTCTAAGCCTACATATGAACTTAACCATTGTTATTTAGTTAAATTGCCTTTGAATATTGTTAATATAACTGATTCTGTTTTGGCTGTTAATTGGAATAATGGAAGTTGTCCAAAAACTCAATATCTTAAAATTTATATTTCTAAAGCTCTTGGCCCTATGATTTATGTAGACAGTATTGGTTTTGACTTTGATACTAAGCAAGACCTTAGCTTAATGTGGAGCGGCTGGCTAGATTCTTCACAACTTACACAAATTTCTGCGCTATAAAAATAAAAGGATCCAATAAAATGGGTCCTTTTTTATTGTATAATATAATATATAAAAATATTCCAAAAAAGATAAAGGAAAAATACAATGAAAAGTTTAGCTGTAAAATATCGTCCACAAACATTTTCTGAAATTTGTGGTCAAAGTGTAACGACAAAAATTCTTACTAAAGTGTTGGAAAAGCAGAGCTTTAAGAATGCATATCTTTTTGCGGGTCCTTCTGGAACAGGCAAAACAACTACGGCTCGCTGCTTTGCTAAGGCTATCAACGGCGGCATTGGTGAGCCAATTGAAATCGATGCTGCAAGTGGTGCAGGCGGAGTTGACCAAGTTAGAGCTATCATTGAATCAGCAAATCAACGTAGTCTTGTTGGTAATTATAAGATTTATATTATAGATGAATGTCATGCTATTACTTCTGCGGGCTGGCAAGCGTTCCTAAAAGGAATTGAAGAAACACCTGAGTATACTATTTTTATCTTCTGTACTACGGAGCCTAATAAGATTCCTGCGACTATTCAAAATAGAATGCAACGTTTTAATATTGCTAAGATTGATGCGCAAGAAATTAGGGCTAGATTGGCTTACGTATGTCAACAAGAAGGCTTTATTAATTACGAAGATACTTGCGAACTTATTAGTAAACTTTGCGATGGCTGTATGCGTGAAGCCCTTACAATGTTAGACCAATGTGCTGACCTTTCTAATGATCTTAGTCTTGAAAATACCAAAGTAGTTCTTGGTGAGGCGCCTTTTGAAAGAATGCTTAAACTCACTAATTTCTTAATTAGTGCTAATAGTGCTGGCGTTTTGGCTGCTATTGAAACACTAGCTATTGAAGGAAGGGACCTAAAACAGTTTATTAATGACTACCTTAGCTTTGTACTTGAATTAACTAAGTATACTTTGTTTAAAAATATTGCCGCGACAAATATTCCTGCTTATTTAGAAAATTCTACAGACAGTGTTAGCGTTAGTTTTCTTGCTTCATTTGAAGGTGCACTCAGCTGGTTTAACTATATCACAAATAAGCTTTTAGAAATCAAAAGCGCTATTAAATATGATACTTCTGTAAAAGCTATTGTGGAGGCTTACTTGCTTCAGATTTGTAATAGAAATTAAAAATATTCATATATATGCTAAATTAATTAGATTACTTAATTGTAATTAATTCTAATATAGAGGTTTATTATGAAAAAATTTACAAATTTAAAATTACATGAAGAATTTAAACTTTATGAAACAATGTGGGACACTAAGACAAGCTTAACTGAATACTTTAACGCTAATAATACTGTACAGGAATATGTAGATGAGGTTGGACCTGATCAAGAAGGTGATTTCACTTTAATTAAAACATGTTGGATACCAACAAATAGAGGTAAATTAAATGTCGGTTTAATTTCTCTTGGTGAGGGTGAATACGGTGTAAAAGACGGACTAGTATGTATCCCTAGCTATGATGTACAATTTATAGCTACTCTTAGGGAAGCAAACGAGGTTTATGAAATGCTTCATAAAGCCGATGCAGAAGCATTCGAAGATATGGATGCATTTATTGACGAATTTCGAGGCTGCTCTTATGCAAGGTCTGTTAAAAAGTTACTTGATGGACATTTAACTTACTATGAAGATTAGTATAATGGTTGATCTATAAAACAATAGTATTTAAAAGAACCTGAGTAAAATCAGGTTCTTTTTTATTGTATAATATTATATATAATTATAATTTTAAGGAGTTTATATTTAATGAATATTATTGGACAAACTAAACTACTTTCTAAAATAAATGCACTGGAGTACTTGCCAAAAACTTTAATGTTCCTGGGCCCTGCTGGTTGCGGAAAGCATACAATAACTAAATATACTGCTGAGAAGTTTAGGCTTGATTTTGTAGAAATTGAAGAGTCTGTATCCGCTCAGGACCTAGAAGATTATACACATAAAACTATCGATACCCTTTACCTTATCAATTTAAATAAATTTACCGAAAAGCAGCAGAACCAGTTCCTTAAGTTTATTGAAGAGCCTTCGAAGTCTGTTTATATAATTTTGATTGCAAATTCAGAAGCTGGTGTATTAAACACAATTCTTAATAGATGTATAAAGCATTATTTTGAGTCTTATACCAAAGAGCAAATCAATCAAATTACTAACTCAGTTGTAAATGACCTTGCTTTTAAGATTTTTAAAACACCGGGCAAATTACTTAATATAACAGATTCCAGCCTTCAAAGTCTTTTAGATTTAGCTGGAAAAGTTGTGCACAACCTTAACAAAGCAAGCTACGCAAATGCCCTTGTAGTATCAACTAAAATTAACTATAAAGATTTGTATAATAAATTAGACTTTGATTTATTTTTAGATACTGTTGAATATCTTGCTTTGGAAGACTATAAAAATACTGGCGCGGCTCAAAGTTTTACTGTATTTAAAATAACAAATCAATTTAAACAATATGCAACTCAGCAAAACCTTATCAAAGAAACTTTGATGTTAAATTATCTTACTACTTTATGGGAGGCACTTAAATCATGATCTTAATGGAACTTAAAAATTTTATTACTGAGAAAATCGTGCCAACTGATTTCATGATTTTTGTTAGTAAAGATAATCCTTACTTAGCTACTCAATATGTTAAAGCTCTTGGCGAACTTTCTGTCGGTGGTATCAATAAAATAACTAGTATTTACGAGCCTCAGCAGTCTTCTTTGATGTTGCTTACTTCTTCTGCGGAAACTCTTAATGTTTTAACTGTAGATACTTTTGACGAGCGAGCTGAAGACTATTCGCAATTTGAAAATACTATCGTTGTTTGCGAGCAAGTAGATAAGAGTATTATAAAAAACTTAGACAAATACATTATCAAATTTCCAAAATTAGAAGCATGGCAAATTTGCGATTATGCGAAAGCTACTTGTCCAAATCTAGACAGTGAAGATATTGAATGGCTCGTAAAAGCAACTGGTGGTAGTATTGAAAGAGTTAATAATGAACTTGCGAAAGTAGCTTTATTTAGTAAAGATGACCAAAAAGAAGTATTTAACGCTATCCGCTTTGACCCGCAGACCGACCTTTATAATGCTGATTTATTTGCAATAGTTAATGCAATAGTCGACGGCGACCTTCTGATGCTTTTGGATTTTATTAAATATAACGGACATGAGATACACGAACCTGTTGTGCTAGTAAATAGAGCTTTGGCGAGTTTAAAAAATATTATCTTAGTATCTCAAAATCCTAATTTAACCGCTGAATACTGCGGTGTATCAACTAAACAATATGACTTCATTAAATCTAAGTATAGAAGTCTTAATATTGAGGCAGCTAAACAAAAAATTAAGTTTTTAACAAATTTTGATTTAATGTTAAAGACTTCTAAATTAGAACTTAACAAACGCGATATGCTAAGTTATATTATAAATAACTTAAGTTATAAAATTAGTAATTAATATTTACGTAAAGACGACTTAAAATTAGGTCGTCTTTTATTGTATAATATATTATATAATTATAATTTTAAGGAAAACTATACATGGCAGAAATACTAAATAATGAAATTAAAAAATTAGATAGGTATTCTTATTCTAAAATTTCGTGTTTTAAACAGTGTGCCTTTAAGTACTTTACAAAATACGAGGAAAAGAACTTTATTTATAATGCAAACATTGCAACTGACTTTGGTACACTTATTCACGAAACAGAAGAAGCTATCGCTAAAACTATTCAGGAAGGAATCACGGCAATAGATTATATAACCCTTAAAAATAGATTTATAATTGAAAGCCGTAAACTTGCAATTAAATATCCAAATGAATTTTTTACGCCAGATAAGTCTAAACGTACCTATCAAGAAAAAACTTATTTATACCTTGATTCAGCAATTTATCGTTTAGAAAACTTTATGCGACAACACCCAGATCTAAAAATCATTGGCATTGAGCAGAAATTTGAGTTTAATTACGATAATATTCACTCTTTTAACGGCTCAATCGACCGTGCTTTTAGAAATATTGAAACTGGTGAAATTATTATTCAAGATATTAAATCTTGGGCAGTCGCTGCTCAGCCTAGTGAGTTAAAAGTACCGCTTCAGTTTGCAGTATATGCCATGGCCGCAAAGGAACTTTGGGGCGTGGACTATGATAAAATTAGATGTGAATACGACCTTCCTTTATGTGATATTACACAGCCTGCGACTTCTACAGACCTTGTTGGCGAAGCTAGACCTGCATTAGATAAACTATTTAAGGGCATTACTAATAAAAACTTTAAACCTACTATCACAGCACTTTGCCATTGGTGTGAATATAACCCATTAACTAACCCTGATATTATAAGTACCAATCCAAATGCGGTGTGTCCATATTTTAGCACTTGGCAAAAATCCGGTGATAACGTTCGTGAGGTTATGGTTTCTTGGCAGGGACTGGAAAATATCGCAATAGACAGACAATTTTGCATAAGTCAATTCAAACAGCAAGCACAGAATACTTAAAATATATTGTATAATATATTATAGATAAAATTAGGAGAAATTAAATGAATTATCAAGTAGATATTATGATTGTTGGCGATAGTAAGGCAGGCCACGAACTTTTAGATAAAATTGCCTCTAATAGACCTAAAATTAAATTAGCATTTATTAGTCAGGCCTTTAAGAGTACTACTACGCATGATTATCTTAATGTAGAATACTTTAGAGATGAAGTAGTTTTAGTAGATTATAAAAATAGACTTTTTGGCTGTTATTTGAAAAATGGTACTAGAATTTATGCTACTCATTTAGTTATTGCAGCGGGTTTAAATTATGAACCTTTGATTCTAAACGGAAAGCCTGCAATTGGAGTGCATAATACGATTGATGACCTTCCTAAGTCTACTAAAAATCAACCGGCTGTAGTTATTTGTAATAAAAATACAGACGTGAAATTTGCATTAGACGTAGCCAAAAAATATAAACAAGTATATTTATGTACTAAAGATATTGCTATAGAAGGCCTTACGGAAGCAAATTCTAAAAAGTTAGCGAATACCGAAAATTTGGTAGTATTACAAAATACTTCTTTACTTAAAACAATTTCAAAAGATAATGTACTACAAAAAGTTGAATTCAATAATTATACAACTATTAACTGCTCGGCAATTTTTGTAAAAACGCCTTCAAAACCAGCGGTTGACTTTATACCAAATAATATTATTGAAAAAACCGAACAAGGCTATTTAATTACAGATAACAAAACTGAATCTACATTAGTGCCTAAATGTTTTGCTGTAGGCAATTGTGCACAAAAATATACTAAAGCAATGGAGCAGGCAGTTATAGACACAGTTTTAAGCGATTTCTAATAGGAGGATTAAATGTTAACTTTAGAACAAAAAAATACCAATGAAATTAAATTCATGGAGCTTTTAGCAAAATTAAATATTGACCTAACAGGAATTAGTAAATTACTTGATAGTGTTGATTATTTCAACAAGCCAGCATCTACACAGTATGTTGGTGCTTATGATGGCGGGCTTTGTGAATATGCTTTAAAATTTGCACATGAACTTGGAGTGCTATGTAATGCATATTTCCCAGGCAAGTACTCTGAGGAAGATGTTATTAAAGTAGCATTATTTAAAGATATCTATAAAGCTACTATGTATGAGAAAGCAACTAAAAATGTTAAAGATGATATCACCGGCTTATGGAATTCTGTTGAATATTTTAGAACCAAAGAAGGTATCAATAGACAGGTTTTCGGTGATTTAGGCTTCAGCTCGTATATGCAAATTAGAGACTTAGTATCTTTGAGCACTGAACAAACCGAAGCAATCGTCTATTCACGAATTTCTGATTTTAGCCCAGATATTCATGAAGTATTTAGAACTTACCCGCTAGTTGCTTTAACAAGAATGGCCGAAATGGCTACAATGTATATTAACTAATTTTATAAAGCGGCTTTTGTTTAAGGCTGCTTTTTCTTTATATTTACTGTATAATATAAATATATATATAATAATATAAGTAAAGGAAATATTAAATGAAAATTTTACTTTTTACAGACCTTCATATGTGTCCGCGCGCCAGTATTGTAAATAAGTGGGGTACAAAATATCCAACGAGATTAGAAAATTGTATTGAGTCACTAAATTGGTTAGAGAGAAAAGCCGAAGAACTGGGCTGTGAATATATCATTAACTTAGGAGATTTTTTTGATAAGCCAGACTTAACAAGTGAAACTATCACTGCTTGTAATGATATAAAATGGTCTAATATAATGCATTATCATTTAGTAGGCAATCATGACGCATCTAACAGTTCGCTTACATTTAATTCAGTAAATAGTCTTAACTCTGAGAACCATGTAATTATAGATGAACCAAGTGCTCTACCATTAACGGATTGTATCATTTATTTTTTGCCTTATATTACAGAATGTGATAGAAAACCGTTAAGAGAATATTTTAAAAATGACACTACTATACCGAGTGTAATACTATCTCATAATGATATTAGCGGTATTCAACTTGGTCCTGTGGTTTCAAAAACAGGCTTTAGTGTTGAAGAAATTGAAGAAAACTGCTCGCTTTTTATTAACGGGCACCTTCATAACGGCCAGGCGATTACAGATAAAGTAATAAATTTAGGAAATCTATCCGGAAAAGACTTTGGCGAAAATTCTTTTAAGCATAGTCATAATATTGCAATACTAGATACAAAAACTATGTCAATAACTTACATAGAAAATCCATATGCTTTTAATTTTTATAAAATAGATATTAATACTGAACTCGATATTGTTCAACTAGGCGGATTAAAAAATAACGCAGTAATTTCAGTTAAATGCGAGCAGTCTTTGGTTGAAGAAGTAAAACAAAAAATAGCAATATTGCCTAATATTATAGAATCTCGAATTATTATAATTAAACAGCAATCTACAGAAACCGCTGAAACTGCAGAATTAAACCTTACGGTAGACCATTTATCTAGATTTATAGATTGCTGTCGTGCTACTATTGAAAATTCTACATTACTAGAAGAGGAGCTTAGCGAAATTTGCAAGTAATTTTTTAAACCTTAACTTGTATAAAATATCGTATAATATATTATGAAAAACAAAGACCTAAAACCCCTAAAAAAAGCTTATAAAGCTAGGCTTAAAATATTGAATAATAAAGAATTTTTAGGAAACCTTGGTGCCAGTCTTTTAGTATTTGTGGAGCAATTAAAGTATTTAAGAGATTCATTAATTGTAAAATCCGCAGATGATCCTATAGAACCTACTGAACCTACCGAACCTTTTGCAGAATTTGATGAATGTCTAACTAAACAGGCAGAACAAGAAAAACCCGAGGAAGAGGCTCTTGCGATGCTTATAATTGCTATTGCAGAATTTGAAGCCTATCAAAACAGTACAGATATGGCACAAAAAGATTTCCATTTTAATAATTTTTGGGAATTCGTTAAAATAAATATTGATGGGTGGTTAACTCTTAATGATACAATTTAAAAAAATAGTGATACATAATTTTGGAAGCTACGGACACGTAGAATTAGATTTACAAAATCGTGGCTTCTGTTTAGTATCAGGACAAAATAATTATATAAAAGATAATGCTTTATCTAATGGCGCAGGCAAATCATTTCTATGGAGTGCTATTTGTTATGCATTAACTGGCGAAACCATAAATGGTATTAAAACTAATTTAAAAAATATTAATATTGATGAAGCTGATTGTTGGGTACAATTAGATTTTATGTATAATAAAGATTTATATAATATACATAGAATAATTACTCCGAAATCGGACCTTAAAATTTTTAAAAACGATGTCGATGTTAGTGGAAAGGGGCTTAGAGAATCTGAAAAGAAATTTCAAGAGCTACTTCCTGAACTAACCAAAGACCTTATCGCATCAACAATAATTATTGGTCAGTCAATGCCAAATAAATTTTCATCATTTAGCCCAAGTGGCCGTAAAGATTTATTAGAAAAGCTAACTAAATCAGACTTTATGATTGAAGATTTGAAAAATCGCATTACCGCTCGTCAACAGGCACTTAGTAGTAAAATAAGAGAGTACGAAGATAGCTTACTTGCTAATCGTACTCAATTAAATAGTCACGTAGCTAATTTAGAAAAACTTAAGCAATTTTTAGCCAATCAGCAAAGACCTGATTTTGATAGCTTAATTGCAGCACAAGCTACCAAATTAACCCAGTTAGAAATGCAAAAAACACAATATGAGACAGATATTACTTCAGTAGAAACTGAGATAGAGACCTTAAATAAAAGACTACTAGAGCTATCTAATGAAAAAGCTAAAGTGAGTAGCGAAGAACTTGCAGCTTATACTGCATCCTACACTCAACGTACCACTGAAAAAACTAGACTTGAATTTGATATTAAAGCTTTGAAAAAAGAAATTGATAAACTAAAAGCTATTGTAGATACTTGCCCTACTTGCGGACAACACATTCCAAATGTACAAAAGCCTGACACAAGTGCTTTGGACGCTAAGCTAATTCCGTATCAAGAAGCACTTGATAAAATTAATCAAGATATTTTAAATTGTAATATGCAACATCAAGAATATTTGTCTAAAATTGAAGCTGCGTATAAAGGCGAAATTAACGATTTAACAGGTCGAATATCTACGGCTAAGACTTCTTTGCAAAATATAAAAACGAGTCACAGAAGCTGTATTTCAAGCCTAGAATTTGAAAAAACAAATTATAATAAGCTTATCTATGATAGACAGAACTGGGATAAGTTTATTAAAAAACAGGCCGATGAAATAAGCACTATTGAAACAGAAATTGCCAGATTAACAAATGTAATTTCTATTACAAGTTTAGCTAAAGACGATTATGACCAACGTATTGCTATCATTAAAAAGATGGACCAGTTAACCAAACGAGACTTCCGTGGCTACTTATTAACAAATATTATTAATTACATTGATAGCAAAGCAAAAGACTATTGTTCAACTGTTTTTGGCACTAGAGAACTTGTGATTGAAATAAATGGAAATGCTCTCGATATTACTTATTGTGGTAAAGCCTTTGATGGGTTATCAGGCGGTGAGAAACAAAGAGTGGACTTAATTTTACAATTAGCAATTAGAGACTTATTAACATCATATTTAGGACTTAGTGCTAATATTATTGTTTTAGATGAAATAACTGATTTCTTGGATAAAAAAAGCTGTCAAGCAGTTATGCAACTATTAGAAAAAGAATTAAATACTATCGAGTCTGTTTTCATCATTTCCCACCACGCGGAAGAGCTTGAGCTGCCAGTAGACTCTGAGATAGTTGTAATAAAAAATGAAAATGGTATTAGCGAATTAAGCTAATAAAAGAGGATAAAATGCTGTTTAAAAAACCGAATGATATGAAATACACGGATATGTGTGTATTTATAGACCAAAATGTGCCAAAAATTATAAACCCAGGTGAAAACCCTGAGCTTGAAAATACTATTTATAACTATCTGTGGTTATTGGTAAAAGCACTTGCAATTAAAAAATGCATGTTTAAAAATTTCCAAGACTATGATATGTATTCATATTATGCCGCAAATCGTTTATTTTTGGCTTTACGAAAAAACCAACTTAACCAAGGTAAAACGATTAAAGGAAAATTAATTAGACCGATTAAATCTTGCCTTAACTATACTAAAGCTTTGTTATATCCAATGAAAATTGAATACCAGCGTGAAAGTTTTAAGGAAATTATTGAAGAAGAGTTCGTTTCAACAAAATTTGACGCATTAGCCTTTAAAGAGCGCTTAAAAGATAGCGCCAGGGCTAGTACTGGAGTAAACCATCATTTCGGTGAATATGTTAGAGATGCTTTAAAGAAAAGTAATTATATTTTGGATAAAGTACTCCAAAAATCACCATTCAACAGTTCAACTCCAGAATATCAAAATTTAAAAATTTCAATTCTTTTAACAAGTATTCAAGTACTAAAAACTAAGAAAAAACTTGTGGCATCTCCACAAAGTATTATATTATGGCACCTTCCTAAAAGTATGTCTAATTATACAAGAGTTTTATTAAAAGAGTTTTTTATGGCACTAAAATTAGAGATTATAGATTGTTATAAAGAGGCTGATTTAAGCGACGGCGACCTAGAAAAAATTATATCAACAGCTGCGGAGGACTGGCATGCAGAACAAGAATAACATTAAAAAGAATTTAAATAACTTACACTTATCCGATATATACTCATTAATGCTTTTTGTATTATTTAAAGTACAAGGCATACCAGAGTATGCATTAACTAGTGAATTATGTTACCTTTTAGATGGTGCTAATATGACACGTTTACTTACGTATTTTGCTGGTAGAACTGTAACCTTTCCAACTGAATCAGAAATGACAGTTGTTACAAATGCTTTACTTATGTATCAGTACATAAATATTGACGGCGAAACTTTTACCACTGCACAAAATAAGTTAGGTAAATTAACTAAAAAAGAAAAAGAGGCTGTAACAGATTTATATGTCAAGCTGTTGCCTATTATGAAACAATATAATATTGATAGGAGTCAAATTCAAAAAGGATAATGGCTAAATTTGATAGAAATTTAAGAACTTTTGAAACAAGAGTTAGTTTTATACGAGATGTTTTTTCAAATAAATATAGACCAATAGAAATTATGGCGCACTGTATAAAATATAAGCTAGACAAATCATATGAAATATATTTAACAGACATCTTAAAAAATGTTTGGAACCTGAATGGACAAGACCCCATGAAGGTTTTAAAACGTATAGATAGCAAAATAAAGGAGTAATTATGGCTACACAGACAAATCTTATTGGCGATATAGGAACGCTATTAAAAATTCCTACGAAAATAACTACTGAATTAACTGATAAAGCTTGCTTATGCATTGGCAGTGCTATTAGTGAAGCAAAACATAATGGCCAAGATCAAATGACTTTAAATATCGGTATTGGAACTTTAAGTATTAATTTAGTAGATATGGAATGTAAATTTATTCCAGGAAAAAATTTAAAAACTGCTATTAAAACTGCGCTCAGCTCGTCCATAGACCCATTAGAATATGAATTAGAGCAGATTTTTGCAGATAAGCTTTTAGCTGTTTGTGATGAGGTAATTTAATTATGAATGACAATTATCCAGTAGAAATTGAAGAATCTGAAACTGGATTAGTACCTGTTGTGACGCTTAATGAAGAGTCTGCAGCCTTAATTGAACGTATTATTGCGGAAACAGACGAACAAAAAGCAAAGGATTTAACGCAACTTTTTAATGCCAACCAGAATAAAAAAACTATGGTTAGGGTTAATAAATTAAGTGATTTACTTGATACCATAACAGATCAAGCATTAGCTAGATTTACGGCCAGACCGGACGAAATTTCGAATAAGGAACTTTTTGATGGCTTAAAAATTGTACAAGACCTTATTGAACGTGGACAAAAACAAGTATCTAATGCAGGAGAAACTCCACTGATTCAGATTAATCAACAAACAAATGAAGTTAATTTAGGCGGTTCTAGTAGTAATCTAAGTAGAGATTCTAGAGAAAGAGTTAAGTCGGCGGTAATAAGTTTACTATCAAGTATTACTAATGCTCAAACTACTGTAGAAACACCTACGGAAGAATTGCAAATAGAAGATGAAACAATTCAGGAGGACTCTAATGGAAACGAATAGTACAATACAAAAAATCTTGGCCCGTTTAGAACTGGAAGAAACAGGTAGATATGATAACAAATTTTATGTTATTGACATAACTGATAGCAACGAATATGCTAAGATGTACACAAAGTTAAGTAAAAATGCTATTGATACAGAATATCCTACTTTTGGCACAAATACAAACAATTCTACTGTAAAAGTTACTAATTATTTTGAATTAGAAGAAGATAATCAAAAATATAATATTTTCTTAATTGCAGACTTTGATAATGACAAATACTATCTAAAAATCGGAGGCTTTGAAAAATAATGATTTTTGAGTATTCAGCAACTAGAACTTTTAATGAGATGATAGACATAGTTGATATTGGAAATATGGCCTTACGCTGCACTAAAGAAAAAGATGCTTGTGAGTATTTTATTATTACAAAAACTGTATTTGGCAAAACATCTATTATTAAGTTTGGACCAGTATGTCCAGATATTGATATGTTAATTGATGGTTTTGAAGTGGAATATAAAAAAATGGATTATAAAGAATCTAAGATAGAAAAAGAGATAGATAAATTTATAAATGACTTCAAAAAAGAAGTTTCTTTAGTAGAAGAAATTACTGAATATGAAGCGTGGCAAAATTTTCCTGAAATACAGCAATTATTTAAATTATCTTAAGGAGTTATGTTATGGCAGTAAAAGATGTAAGAGAGTATTTTTATACAATGCTCAGTCAATATTTAGAAGAAAAACAAAATTTAGCTGATTTTGAAGAGGCGTTAAAAGAAGGTTTTATAACAGAAGAACAAATGCAAGAAGCGATGAACAATGTTGCAGCACTCGAAACTAATTATCATAGGCTTGTGTATATTATGTACCTTTTAGATATGCCTAAGCGTAAAGCTAAAAAAACACAATATGTAAAACAATACAAAACAATTTTAGAAGAACTTAAGAAATTGGGAGCAGATTTAGATTCAGTAAAAGCTGAAAATTCGGATGCACTTATTCATTTTAAAGCTGCGCTTAATACGCTTAAAAAAGAAAGCAAGCAATAAATGCTTGCTTTTTAAAAATTATTGAATTATTAATTTATTAATTTAATAACATTAAAAATTTGCTAAATTTAATGTATAATATATTGTATAGTAAAATTATATAAAGGTGAAAATTAATATGGAAAAAATTATTACTAATGTTGAACTTTTGACAAATGCGTCAGAACCATTAACTTTTTTAACCGAAAAAGGTGCACAAAAAGAAGAAGGTACTGAAATTATTACTAAGATTAAAGAGGTGCTTGAAGCTAATTCAGAAGTCTTGGCGCTATCTGCTCCTCAAATTGGTATCAATAAGCGTATTTTTTGTTTAAGATTTAACGACCAAATTAAAACATTTATAAACCCAATTATTACAAAAAAGAAAGGTTTAAATATTGTTGTTGAAACTTGTAGCTCGATGCCGGGTAAAGAAATTGTAATAGGCAGACCTGAAGAAATTACAGTTGTTTATTATAACGATAATTTTGATTATGAAGATAATAAACTTGTTGGAGTTGCAGCCAGTCTTTTTGATCAACAAGCTCAAATTTTAGATGGCGTACTTCCAAGTGAACTTGGGTTGGTGTCGGATATCGAAAAAGATGGTAAAATTGAAGATTCTGATTTAGCTGAAATTATTCCATTCTACAAAGATACCTTCTTACCTGCGCGTTTAGAAAGTCTAAAAACAGTTATCGAATCAGATGAAACAGCGAAAAAAGATTTTAATCATTTGAAATTTACTGAAGGCGTTATTAACGGACGTATAGCTGTTATTGAACCTGAAAGTGAAACTGCTAACAGGGCTAAGGCTAAAAAAGCTGCAAATAAAGCAATATTTAATGCAGGCAAACAACAAAAACTAATGCAGCAAGCAGAGTTTAAAAACTTTGTTAAACGTGTTAGCAGATAATAGGAGAATTTTATGGCAAAAAAGATGATAAGTTTAGAAATACCAGATGAGCTTAGAGAGGCCTTGCGTATTGAAGCATTTAAACGCTCTGTAAGTATTTCAGCAGTAATTAGACAACTGTTAGAAGAAGCTCTACGAAAGGAGTTAGAAAATGAGCAAAACTAAAACCAACACTGACAAAATACTTGTAATCGTGGAGTCTCCAAATAAAGTTAAAACTATTTCAAGTATTTTAAAAAATGCTGGTTACGCTAAAGCAGTGGTGCTTGCTTCAGTTGGGCATATTATGGTACTAAATGATGGCGGCCCTGCCTACAACTCAGGAATTTATCCAAAACAAAAATTTAAAATGAATTTAGCTGTAGCGGAAGGTAAACAAAAAGTTGTAAATGAAATAACAATGCAAGCCAAAAAGGCTGATAAAATTTATCTTTGCTCTGATGCTGATCGCGAAGGTGAATTAATTTCGTGGAGCATCATTAAATTTTGTAAGCTAGATACTGATAAATGTTTTCGTGCTACTTTTCACGAAATTACTCCAAAAGCCGTTATTCAGGCATTAGAAAACCCAGTAGCTTTTGACGATAACCTTGTAAATGCTGGACTTACTAGAATGATGATAGATAAGTTAATTGGTTATGGCTTGTCGCCACTTGCTAAAAAATATCTTGGTGCAAAATCAGTAGGTCGCTGTCAGTCAGTCGGCCTTAAACTAGTATCTGACAGAGAAAAAGAAATATCTGACTTTATACCGGAAATGTACTTTAATTTGTATTTAAATTTTACAAAAAACGGTGTATCTTTTAAGGCAAAGTATTCTGGGTATAATGATGAGGTTATTGAAAAATTTACTAAGCAGGTCGACGTTGACGCAGTTATAAATAATTGCAAAGGCGGTACTTATGTTATTGAAAATATAAAAACAATAAAGCATCAAGAGTCTCCAAAGCCACCTTTTTGCACGGCCACTTTTCAGCAAGAAGCTGCGAACAAACTTGGATTAAAAGTTAAAGATGCGATGAGCTGTGCGCAAAAACTTTTTGAAAGTGGAAAAATTACATACCATAGAACAGACTCTACTGAACTAGCACCTGAATTTATTCCAGCGTTAAAAGCTTATATTGAAACTACCTATGGTACTGATAAATACGTTGGACCTAGAAAAGCTAAAAAGAAAGAAACTGACCAAAATGGCCATGAGGCTCTTAGAATAACAGATCCCACTTTAACACCTGCGGCTTTTGAAGCAACAGGAGCTGCTAATTTACTAGTAAAAGTTTATAGGCTAATCTGGCAACGTACTATTGCTACAGCTATGCCAAATGCCACTATTTCTGAAACTGTTTATATAATAAATAATAACAACCACAAGTTCGTGCTTAGTTCTAAAGAGCTTATAAAAGCAGGCTATAAAGAAGTTTATGAATTTGATGATGGCCAAGCACTGTGCACGCTACCAGTATTCACAGTAGGAGAGCTTTTGGAAAATACTGAACTTGAATCAGTACAGTCATTTACAAAACCAAAAAGTAGATTTACTGAGGCTGGACTAGTAAAAGAACTTCAGTCTAGATCAATTGGACGTCCTAGTACTTATGCGACAATAGTTGAAACAGTGTTGAGCCCAACACGCGGATATGCTAATTTAGAAGAAAAGCACATTGTTCCAACTGACCGTGGTATGCAGTTAGCTGATTACTGTGATAGGTCATTTCCAACGTTAATAAATTTAAATTATACTAAAGAAATGGAAGAAAGCTTAGATAAAATTGCTGACGGAAAAACTAACTGGTTAGACTTTATGGAAATTTTCTATAAAAATATACAAGAAGTTATTGGTACCACAAATGAGACCGGTATTGCTCCGGAGTTACCAGAAAGGGAATGTCCAATCTGCGGAAAACCGATGGTGGTTAGAAGAAGCAGATTTGGAAAATTATTTTATGGATGTTCTACTTACCCAAAATGTAGAGGAATTATTAGCATTGACTAATAATTTAATAGATCAAAGCATTTTAATTGCTAAATTAATTAGATTATTTTATAAGTATAAAAAATTAAAGGAGAATTAATAAATGGCTAGTATTTTTACCACACCAGAAATGCAAGCAGCAGCAAAGTCTTTTATGCACGATGTAATGGTTGCTGCAGGTGTTCGTGGTTCACAACGTCAGAATTCGACTCGTGTTTTTACGTATCCTGAAGAAGTTAAAGCATCACAAGCAATTTCTGACGAACTTATAAATAGAGAGTTTAAAGATATTGATAGCAGCATTAATCGATTATCTGGTGAAAGCTTCCAAGCTACGTTAAATGGTGGAGGTTGGAAACGTTTCAAAGTAGAAGCTATAGCAAAAGCTATTGTTTATATGGCTGAGCTTCTTAATCTATACTGGGATGACACTATTAGAACACCCTATGAAATAGATGAATTTAAGAAAACTGTTTTAGGTATAATGGTATACAAATATGGCAGATATATTTCTGCTGTTAAAGATCCAAAAGCTCCAAAAACTAAAACTACCAGTAGCTCAAATACTGGAAATGCTACTACTGGTACTGTTAAATCAGCACCTCAAAATGGGTATAAGTCTTCAGGTCCTCAATCAGGAAATGTCAGAGATTTACAAGATGTTAGTGGTGGTGCTGGTACTCCTGGCCAAAAGGTTATGGCTGGTGGCAGTTTAATTTATAAAATTATTGCAGATAAAGTTGGTAAAAATACTCCTAACGTATTTATTAAACCTTTAAGTGCTTCCGGCGAAACTAATGGTACTAATAAAATTTTTATTAGTAGCGGTAATGGTTATACAGACTGCACTTGCTATTTTGATGATCCTAACAGTGCTCAAGCATTCTTAGATAAAATTGTTCAAAATAATCGAGTTCCTGCAAATATAGTTAACTTACGTGTCGTTAAAATGACAGCCGACCCTAACGGTTATTTCCTTGTAGGTACTGAATTTGGTACTGTAGCAGTTAGTGCAAAGACATTAAATGAAGCCTTAACTGAGGCTGCAAAATTAACAGAAGAAAGGGGCGAATGCTGGGAAAAGGCCACTAAAGATTACACTAAAGAAGAACTTAGAGAGCTCCACGACTGGATGCGTAGAGACTAATTCGGAGGATAGGAAGTTTATTATGAAAATAAAAAAACAAAATTTAAATGAAAGCGCACTTACAAAAGAAATTGAACTTTTAGAAGACGCTGTTGAAACAGAAGAAACATCTGCTGAATCTACTGAAGATATGGTTATTGATGACGTTGTAGATGCTTCAATAGATGAAATTGCTACAGCTATAAAAGATGCTGCTAAAGAAGCTTCTGATGGTAAAGAAACTTATTCTGATGTAAATGCTAAAAAAATTGCTAATGAAATTAAAACTTACGCAAGCGGTTTTGACGCTGCAGCTTGGGCCCCAGTAGATGTAAAAAGCGAATTTACTGATATGTTAGATGATTGCCTTGCTAATGCTTTAGTAGCTCATTCATCAGGTACACACGATGGCGTAGATTTACTTGTTTGCGGATTACCTGGTTCTGGTAAAACTGGAATATTTAAGGAATGGGCAAAATCACGTGGCGTGAATGATTTCTATTTAAATGCAAAAAATGATGACCTTGGTGCTATTCTTAACGGTTTCCCAATTAGCACTACTGAAACTGATGCGGACGGTAATACTGTGCATGTAGTTGACCGTGCATTTTCTAAGGCACTTAACAAATTAGACCGTGAACGTTCAGTATTATTCTTAGATGAATTTAATCGTGCTGCACCAAAACTTCGTGCTACATTATTGACACTAATAAATGAACACAAAGTAGAAGGTAAAGATAAAGATGGTTTTAGACGCTTTGATAATTTATTATTTACTGTAGCATGTATTAACCCATCAGTTCCTACTGACCCAGGTGCTATGGACTTAAACGATGCAGAAATGTCCCGTTTCGTAAATAAATTAGATTGGGATTCTAAGCCTGACGAAGCTATTAAGTATACAAATTTCTACTTAAATAAATTAATAAAAGAGCTTGACCCAAATAGTCCTAACTATGCCTTTATGTATATTCGTTATACAAAAATCTTAAATCTTGCTAGAGCTCTTTTAACTGATTACCGTTTTGAATTTGACAAACGTGATGACTTACTTGACTTATTCAATGAAAAAGCTACAATGCTTAACCAACGTGCATTAACTGATGCACTTATGTCCCACGGATACAGTAAACAAAAGTTCTTAAATTGGGTAGATAAATATTCAGGTTTCCTTGATAAAGACAAACAAAATATTCACGACATTTTAGATTCTTGGGATGAGCCTGATGTAAAAGTCCCAACAGCCGGTGATGAAACCGCTGCTACTGACACTTCAGACGCTTCGGATACTTCAGTTACAACAAATAATACTACTGATAGTGATGATTTTGACAGCGTATTTGGAACAGACGGTGATGAATCTGATACAGACTTATTCGGTAGCACAACATCAGCTGCTGGCCAAGCTGCAAAAGTAAGTGCGTCAGACGCTTTAAATCGTATTAAAGGCTTTGATTTTAGCCTATAATAACTTTAAATTAAGGAGATTATACTATGCAAATAAATAGAGCATTGCTTGAGTCTTCTGATATTACTAGGCACTTTATGACTGACAGAGAACGAAAAGTTAAAAAAGCTCTCTGTCAGCTTTTAATAGACAGAGGTCATAGAAAATACGCAGAACGCTTTTGGAAGCTAGATTTTAATATTATAGACTCTAAAAAGCATCCTGATTTTACTGCAGCTATATCTTTTGATGACGCAACAGTGTTTATCAGTGATGGGTTTCTTGGTGGTGGACAAGGTATTTTTAATCAGCTAGATGTTTTACTACGCCACGAAATGGCACATAATTTAATGATGCATCAGATTAGATTAATGCACATATTTAAGAAATTACACGCAAATGACCCAGATGAGGCCTATGAACGTATTAAATATAGTTCTAGTCTTCATACCCTTTTAAATATTATAGAAGATTTTGAAATTTCTAATAAACGATATACCGCTGCAGATAAAGATGTTGTAAGAAAAATGCAGCTGAATGGTAAGGTTATTGGTGGCTTAGTTACTGAAGATCATCGTGGCTGGGACAAAATGCCTTTAGAACAAATGTATGACGAGCTTTCTAAAGAGTTAATTAGAATTAATAGTGAAATTAGAAGTGATCCTTACTGGCAACCGAAGTCAAAATTTGCTAATAATAAACAAATATATGATCAAATTGAGATAGTTGGCAGTGGAAGTACGCGTGATACTGGTGCTATTGCAGCATATAGAGATTATATGCGTCCTTCTGGTATAAAGGCTCCTATTGACTTTTTTATGAAGTCTAGTATTTATAAAAACTGGCCAGAAACATTTAAAAAGCTAATAACCAACATTTATGAAGGATTAAAGAATTTAACGTCAGATGCTGAAAAACAATCTATATTAGATATTGTAAAAGCTATTTCTGAGACAAGTCCACAAGAAACTTTTGATATAGTTCATCCTATTAATGGTAATATAATTAGTACTTTATATACTCCAGAAGACAAAATGATTATCATGGATGTGCTAAAAAACTTAGTTGGCAATATAAATTATAATCCGTTAAAATTTAATATTAAGCGTAAGAAAAATTCTCAAGAATACAAAGATGCTTGGAATAAAGTAATGAAACAATTAGATTCAAGTAAATTTGACGATGAGACTTTAGCACAAATTCAAGCAGCTATTGCTAACGCATAGTACTGAGAGGCGAATAATTATGGATATAAATAAAATTTTACAGGATCTTGGGTTAAATCTTTCAAATCCTGATGCGAAAAAAGGCGCTACTGAGGCTATACAAGCAATTTTGCAGTCTAGAATACCTATGGGTGGTTTAGGAGGTATGACACCTCCTGGCGGTGAAGTTGATGTTGAAATTGACCCAGATTTAATTCAACCCTCAGATAAACAGCCTTCTAGCGCAGACGACGATATAGACGCAGAAATAAACGATGAAGAAAACATCTTAGATCAAGTAAAACGTAATAAGTCAGAAGAGGATTCTGGCGATACTACAAATAACGACTCTGGTAGTAATTCTTCAGACAGCGACTCCTCTGATGATTCTTCTGATAATAAATCTTCTAATACTAATGATGAGTCTTCAAACAGTTCTAAAAAAGCAGATGATGCTAAAAAAGACGACATAGACACTAAAGATAGCAATGATACTAGTTCTGACATAGAAGAAATTGCTGATGATGACAAAGAAAGCGTCGGCAGTGAAGAAGATGAATCAGAAGAAGACCTAGAAGATGATAATTTTTACGATGACGATTCTAAAGAAATTGATGCCAATGAAAATCCAGAGGATGAAGAGGAGTTAGAAGGTGAAGATGATTCTAGCGATGATTTTGATGAAGATGACTTCGAAGATGAAGAAGCTGAGGAAGACGACTTCGATGATGAAATCGAATCTGACTCTGATGTAGGTTCTGAAGGAGACTCTGGAGATTCTGATTTTGATGAAGAAGACTTAGAAGACGAAGAAGCTGACTTTAATGATGATTTTGATGAAGATGATTTAATTGATGACTCTCTTAAAGATATTGAAGATGCTGAAATAAAAACAAAAGCTAATGCTCGTAAAATTAAACGTGAACGTACTCTAACGGCCGCTAAAAATACTCTAGACGCCGCTAAGGCAAGAAATGCAGCACCTGCTTTAGTAAGAGAACTTGAAAAAGCTATAGAAGCTCTTGAAGCTTTGACAGAGGCAGTTAAACCTAAAAATATTAAAGATGTTTCAGATGAAGAGTTTAATTTACTAGTTAACCGTGTTTTTGATGCTATTGATGCATTAGGTGATAAAAGCTTAACTTTTACTACTGATGAGGAACGTCAGCTTAAGGCAAAAGAAATAAAAGCAGATATGGCTAGCTCTGAAACTCAGCATGAGCTTTCAGCGGAAGATGCTGCACTAATTCGTGACGAGCATCAAGCTACAAAAGCTAGAGATAAAGAAGCATCTAAATATCAAGCTAGAGGACGTAGCTCTTTTAAAGGCTTTCAAGACTTCTTAAATAGCCTATATCGTGCTATTGCGCTTCAAGTAAGTACTGAAGAAGAACGAAATGACTCTTGGTCTGCTATAAGTCGTAGAAATAGTGGAGCAGGTGTAATACAACAAGGTAAACGTATCCAAGATTTAAATAATAAAAGAATTCCAGTGATAGATTTCTACTTTGACCAATCTGCCTCATGGGATGCTTCGGATATTAAAATTGGTGAAAAAGCCGTTTCTGCCCTTGCTGATATGGAAGCAGACGGTAAAATAAAAATAAATATATATTATTTTGCTAACCATGTGCATACTGATGCTTCGTCAGCTCGAGATGAAGGTGGTACAAGAGCTTGGAATGACATTGTTAAAAATATAGTTTCTACTAATGCAGCTAATGTAATTATTATGACAGATGATGATATGGAAAATTGGTGGGAACCTCAAAAGAAACCTCCATTAACCTACACAGTACCTGGGTATGTTTGGTATTTATGGAAAGATGGTTATAATGCCCCAAGATTACCGCGTGATTTAAAAGGCAGAGGCGGAGTTCAACAATTCTCATTTAGTGCTAGTGATATATAAAAGGAATAATAAAATGGAATATGAGTTAAAAGATAAATTACAAGTAACAAAAGAGTTTCTAAATGACCTTGAAGTAAAAAGCTGGCAAGAAATTGAGCATTTACAGAATCAAATAGTAAATATAGAAGCAACTAAAGAAAATCTTGAACTAATACAGCTTCTTAAAAATCTACTAACTAGCTATTATGTGTTTACTGGTGGCTTAGAAAATCTTAATGATAATACTAATAAACTGACTATAAATGAGCCTAAATCTATTGAGTCCATTAAACTCGAACCTGAAGCCACTTTTAGTGATGAATTTGTTACATCTGAGGTCGCTTTAGAACAAAATATGGACAGTAGTGAACCATTTGAATATTTTGTAGATTTTGATGAGCCTGTTGGCGAACCGCTAACAGACGAAGAACTTTATAATAATTAATTAAATACAAAGAAGCATTTGTAGTCTTACGAATGCTTCTTTTTTTATTTGCTAAATTATACGACGGCCGCGGTAGCAAGCTTAGTCTTTCACTGTTGCTGCGGTTTGTCATTTATTTAATAATATTTCATAAGGAGAAACGCTTCTAATGACTCAAAATAAAAAAGCTTTTATTGAAGCTAAAAAAAGAAAAAACAAGAAACCCTATAGCT